CCTGCGGTACGCCCTGGAGGAGCTGGCCCGCGAGCTGCGTGCCCGCATCCACACCACCCCGAGCGCGCGACGGGAGAACCCGTGGGTGCCCGGCGGCGAGTTCACGGACGGCAAGTTGATGACCGCCCTGGTGGTCGCCGAGAACCTGCTGGCGCAGCCCGAACCCGACGAAAGGACAGAGAGCGGATCATGAGCGAAGAACGCAAGCCGAACTACGCGCAGGGTCTCGTGCTCCTCGTGTGTGGTCTCGTGATCGTCCTGGCCCTGCTGCTGTGGGGCTGGGACTGGATCGTGGACCTGATCTGATGAAGATCTTCTACGACTGCGAGTTCATCGAGAACGGCACCACCATCGACCTGATCTCCATCGGCATGGTCACCAGCGACGGCCGCGAGTACTACGCGGTCAGCGAGGAGTTCGACCACCAGGCCCTGCTGGGAAACCCGTGGCTGGTGGAGAACGTGCTGCCCTCGCTGCCGTACGTGCGCTCCCGGGGCGACCTGGCCGGCGACTCCCGGTACCTGCACCTGGACTACGACCACCCGGACTGGCGGGCGGTCAAGCCCCGCTGGCGTATCGCCGACGAGGTTGGTGACTTCATCCTGGGTGGGGCCACCGGGCCTGACCCAGAGCTGTGGGCGTGGTACGGCGCCTATGACCACGTGGCGCTCTGCCAGCTCTGGGGGCCGATGATCGACTTGCCCGAGGGCGTCCCGATGTTCACCTGCGACCTGAAGCAAGAGGCTGTCCGGCAGGGTGACCCACGGTTGCCCGACCAGCCGGCCAGCGTGCACAACGCGCTGGCCGACGCCTGGCACAACGTGGTGCGCGCCCGTGCGCTGGGGCTGATCGCATGAAGGTTCAGAGTGAGCCGCTGCCGGGGGAGGAGGCGTGGATTCCTTCCCCTGTGGAGCCCGACATGCTGTGGCCGCGTCGCAAGATCTTCGGCGGCGACGCGGCCTGGACGCCGTACCGGGCCAAGACACACCAGGCGTGCTCGACCTGTGTCGAGGTGCTGATCGAGCACGAGAAGGAGCCGTACCCCCGGCCGCCCGGCCACCCGAGCCCGGCCACGAGGGTGCGCAACGGGCCGAACGGTCGCACGTGGCACTGTGCGCGGCACGGCGAGGCGCTGGAGCGCAAGGACAGGGAGATCAAGGCCCGGCTGACCACGATGCGGGAGCACCGGGAGCACGTGGGCCGGTCGCGGCGGTAGCTCCAGATGGACGGGACATGCCGTACGAGGGAGTTGTAAACAGGACACCCACGCGGTACCGTGGACTCACGCCGGGTTCGCGGCCGGTGAGAGCACAGGGGGGCGACAAGCCTCCGGCGGTACCCACGTCGGGTCAGCCATACCGGCGGTGCTCGACGAAGGCTAGGCGCCAAGCAACCGCTCTGCGGGGACGACGGCGCCGACCACCGACCCACGCAATGCAGGCGTGGCGCGTCGGAGGCCAGGTGAGGAGCTAGTCCTGGCGGTACGCGGATGTGGGTAGGGCGCTGAAGCCCGCGAGGGCACGTAGGCGACCGGCTGGGGTTCGACTCCCCGGCCGCGTGCGTAGCAAGGATTCACCCATTCGGGTGACGGCTGCGCCCGGCCGTGGTCTAGCCAAAGCGGAGCGGCAACGCGAAGCAGGGCACCCAAAGTTCACCCCGTGGGGTGGGTGCGAGTGGCGACGTAATCGCCGTGCGGGAGCTGGCGGAACACTGCCGGTGTACTCGCTGGACCGCCTCCCTGGCGCGCACTTCGCCGGGTCGGACGGCCGGGCCGGGCATACGTCCGGTGCGGTGCGGATCGGGGTTCGACTCCCCGGGCGGTTACGGCTCCGGCGCCCTGGGGAGACCCCCGGAGCTGTGTTAAACGGTCGTACCGTACCGATCCGATGCACCGACGGGATCAAGGGCTTTCGTCGGCGTCACGCCTTCGGGCAGGAGGGCGGTACGGCCGAGCACGGGGCGGTAGCTCAACGGGTAGAGCCGCACGGGAGTAGCTGGATCTTCAGCCCCACGCAAGGAGCAGGTTCGAGTCCTGCCCGCCCCTCGTCACTCGCCCACACGGACGAGTTCGATCCACCTGGAGGGATAGGCATGAAGGTCACCGTCTGGTCGCACCTGCACCGCGAGGACGCCTGGGGCAAGCCCGGAGCGGGCGGCACGCGGCCCGGTGTGCGCGACTATGAGGCGCCGCTGATCGCCCTGGAGAACAGCGAGAGCGGCCTCATGCTGCGCACCTTCGATGAGGAGCTGCAAGACACCACGTGCGCGGTCTACGGTCCCACGGACTGGTCCTTCGTGGAGGTGCTGGAGCCGCCCTCGGACGAGGTGCAGAAGCTGATGGAGCAGCGCAAGGCCGAGCACGACGGCCGGCACAGTACCGGAATGCACATATGAGCCGAATCAAGAAGATCAATGACGATTCGCTGGATCACCTGGTCGCGGTACTGCGGTACTCGTCGCTGATCGCCCTGCTGGCCGCCGTCGCGGGCTTCTTCCTGGCCGCCGCCCTGGGCAGCCAGCAGCTCGCCCTGGCGTGCATCATCCCGGCCGTGTACGCGGGCGTGGTGGGCTACCTCGGCTGGTGGACCTTCGGTAACTCCAGCTGGAAGGAGGGCAGTGATGGCTGAGTCAGGGATCGGGTACCGGGTGACGTTCCCCGGTCCGGTGGGCAGGGTCCACGCCGGCATCGCGCCCACCCTGGTCTACGTCGAGGCGCCGCCCGACGACGACCCGACCGGAGAGGTGCAGCTCGCCGCGCAGGTGCTGGCGTACCTGAAGGGGGTCGGGGTGTTCGACCCGCGCAGCACTGGTGCCGGGGCGGACGTGCTGCTGCTGGCCGACCGCGCCGCCGGTACCGGGACGGTATGGCGGCACGGCAAGCGAATCGGCACGTTCCACCTGGAGCGCTTGTCCGGCAGGGAGGTGGGAGATGCCGGCGTTCCCGAGTAAGGAGCAGATCGAGTACGTCGGCTCGCAGGCCGCCATGCTGGCCGTGGAACACACCGCCGGCCAGCGGGAGGCCCTGGAGCGACTGGCGCACGACTGGTTCCCCGAACACGACGCGATCGACCGCCGCGAGATCGGCCGCCGCCTGGCGCAGGAGCTGCTGAAGATGCAGGGCCGCCTCCAGGCACGGCTGGACCGGCTGGAGCAGGTCGGTAAGGCGAGGTGCCCGAAATGACCTTCACATCGGACAAGATCGACCCGGATGCCCTCTACACCCCCGGCGAGGTGGCCGTCCTGTTCCGCGTCGTACCCAAGACCGTCGTGCGGTGGATCAAGGCCGGCAAGGTCAAGCGCGAGGAGTACACCCGCACAGCCGGCGGCCACCACCGGGTCACCGGGGCCGGGATCCTGCGGCTGAAGAGGGAGGGCTGAGGCGTGGCCACCTACGCCAGCGACACCACCGTGGACTCCAGCGGCAGCCGCGCCGAGATCGAGCGCACCCTGGTCCGCTTCGGCGCGCGACGCTTCCAGTACGGCTGGGACCGCGACACCAACCAGGCGGTGATCAGCTTCGTGTACCGCGACCGCGAGGTGGAGTTCCGCCTGACCTTGCCCCCGCGCGATCACCCGGACGTGAAGTACTCGCCGACCCGTCGCCTCCAGCGCTCCCCGGCCGCGCAAGAACAGGCGTGGGAGCTGCTGACCCGCCAGCGGTGGCGGGCGCTCGCGCTGGGCATCAAGGCCAAGCTGGCGTCGGTCGAGGCCGAGGTCACCTCCTTCGAGCAGGAGTTCCTGGCCGCCACCAAGTTCCCCGACGGCGGGACCGTCGGGGATTGGGTGGAGCCGATCATCCTCAACGCCTACCAACTGGGCCGCGCACCTGCCCCCGTGGCGGTCCACACCGAACTGGAGGCACCGTGAAGCCGCCCCCGATGCCGGACCACTGGTTCCAGCAGTACCTGGCCCAGCTCGCGCCGCCCGGCCGCTCGCCGCTGCGCCCGTATGACGAGACGCTGAAGCTGTGGCGGGCCGGCGTGCGCGACGTGGCCCAGCGCCAATGGCACGAGGCTGTCGTGACCGGGATCGTCGAGGGCGTGAAGGTGGCCCCCCCGCCGCCGATGACGATGACGATCCACTGCGACCAGCAGGCGTGCCGGCTGGCCACGCTCCAGGTGGAGGAACCGGGTGCCGCACCACAAGGATAAGACCCGCCAGCGGATGCGCCGCGACTCCGCGATCGAGCGCGAGCGGGTCGCCCTGGAGATGCTCGTGCTCGGCCGGCGCAACGTCGAGATCGCCGAGCAGATCGGGGTGAACCCTGCCTCGGTGACGAAGATCCTCCAGCGTGGCCTGGAACGCCGGGCCACCGAGGAAGGCCCCACCGTCGAGACGGCCCGCGCCCTGTACCTGGACGGGCTGCGCGAGCTGAAGCGCTCCTGGATGCCGTTGGCGCTGGGCACCTTCGTGATCGACGACGACACCGGCACGACAGCCCGTCCTGACCCGCGTGCCGCCGACATCGTCCTGAAGATCCTCGACCGCGAGGCCGCCGCGCAAGGCCGGGAGATAACCCCCGCACCGGGGCAAACCAACGTAGTCAACGTATTCGGCAGCCAGGCAGATAGCCTCCGTGATCAGATCATGGCCAGCCTGGCGAACATGGCCGACAAGAGCGGCGCCATCCAGGCCGAGTTCGCCGAGATCGGCACCAGCCTGGAACTGGCCGCCGGCCGCGAACAACCCACCGACCAGCCCGCACCACCCACACCCGGAGAGGAAGCAGCATGACCAGCCGATACAAGGTCACCATCCGCACCGCCTGGGGCACCTCCAGCCACATCCTCAATGCCGAGAACTACGCCAGCGCCAAGGACGACGACTTCACACGCTTCACCTGCGAAGGCAACGAAGTCCACGCGATCCGCACCGATGCCATCCTGGCCATCGAGCACATCCCGCCGGCCGAGCAGCCGCTGATCGTCCAGCAGCCCCTCGACACCACCGCCATGATCCGGCTGGAGCTGCGGCTGCTGGCCAAAGAGGGCGCCCAGGTCGGTCACTACGTTTCCGACAAGAGCCAGGACGAACCGGTGTACCGGACCATCCAGCGCGGAGAGCTGCACCACCTGACCACCGAGAACCCCGGCGTCATCCTGCACGCGGACAACATGGAGCCCTTCACCCCGGCGGCCGTGGCCGCGCGCATCCAGGACATCCTCACCGACGTGACCAAGCACGACGAGCAGATCGGCTGGCGCGTGATCGCCGTGCGGCCCACATGAGCGAGCCGCTGAGCAGCCTCGATGCCGTACTGACCGAGATCGCCGACGAGCGCGCCCGGCAAGATGCGAAGTGGGGCGAGCAGAACCACCCGCTGATCTCGCTGGGCCTCGACGGCATCCACAGACGACGGCCGTTCGACGCCGCCATCCGGACAGCCACCTGGTACGACGTGCCGACCGCCACCCAGGCCCGCTCCGCCTGTCAGGCCAACGGGCCGGCGGAAGACGACAACTGGGCGGCCATCCTGCTGGAGGAGTTCTGCGAGTTCCTGGAGGCCGCCGCCATGCGCGACGAGGCGACCGCCCGCCGCGAGCTGGTGCAGGTCGCGGCCGTGGCAGCCGCCGCCGTCGAGGCCATGGACCGGAGGAAGACGTGAACAGCGACCCGGCGACCGTCACCCGCGCCCAGGTGAAGCAGGCCCTGGCCGTGCTCGGCCTGGTTGACCAGCGTCCGGGCTGCGAGCAGTGCGCAGACCACCTGCACTTCGTGTCGCTGGTCATCGAGCGGGGCACCGTCACCATCTGTCGGCTGCGCTTCCATCCGGACGGCCGCCTCGTCGTCGGCTCACCCATGGCGGCCACCGAAACCACGGTGGTCCCCATCCGTCGATCACGGGACGAGGTAACGCCATGAGCCGTGTACCGGTGGGCCGGCTGAACGGCCTGGACGCCGAGCCCGGCACCATCCTCGGACCCGACACCGCCGGAGAGCTGATGGTGGTGCTGGAGCGCGACGAGCGTGGGGTGACCTGCGGGTACGCCACCCGCGAGGACATCGACAACGCCAAGGACCGGATGGCGGCCGGCGAGATGTCGCGCTCTGTCTGCGAGTGGGGCCGCCCGGGTCGCGGTTGGTGGGAGCAGGGTTTCTGATGGTCCCCCTGCGGGTGCTGCTGTACCGGGTGGCGGTCGTGTGGTCCCTGGACTTCGCGTTCATCTGTTCGGCGTGGGATATCATCGAGGCCGCCCGGTACGGCTCGATGCGCTATCCGACACCGGACATCCGTACGGTCGCTGCGGTGGCGCTGTTCCTGGCCGTGAACGCCGTTGTCGCCTGGGGCAGCGGAACGAACTGGAGGCGATGATGACCATGGGTGCCGGCGAGATGACCGTGGCCAAGGCGCGGTACCGGCTGGGCCAACTGGCCGAATGCGTCGAGGAACGTAACAAGCTGCGCGAGGATGTCGTGGCCCTCCAGGACGCCTGTGATCGCGCCATGCGCTCCAGCGAATCCTGGGAGACCTGGGGCATGGGCTGGAAGGCCAGGGCCGAGGAGGCTCGCGCTGAGCTGGCCCGCACGTGGGCCAGGCTGGACGCGGCCATGGCCATGCTGCGCGCGGCCGGCGTGCAGGACGAACTGCTCACCGCTGCCCTGGACGGGGCGGCCAGGAAGGTGGATGGCGATGGCGCTACTACGTGAGGACACCCGGCCGTGCGAGGTCGGGACGCCCCTCTACGACTGGGGGAACGTGTGCCCGCGTGATGCCCACGGGGTGCACCACTGCATCCTGTCGGGCGGCCACGACGCCGGGCCGGCGCCGCTGCACGAGATCACCAAGCAGCCGGTCGAGCGGTACCACGTCTGCGAGTGCGGGACCAAGCGGGAGGTCGGACGCCCGGCCAACCGGCGTGACTGAGAGTGATGTGACCTGTGACCAGCGCAAACGTCGAGGCGCAAGATCAATCTATACCCAAGACACCGGGCCAGAAGAACGATCATGAAGCTGAATCTCAGACTGTGGGAACCCAGCAAGATCATACCGTGACCCAGAGTCATTTTTCCGGCCTCGGCCTCCCCGAGGAGGAGTACCCGGACGGCACGGTACTGATCTGGCGGTTCGAGGAGGTGCCGGCGGCCTACGCCATGCGGGACGAACGACTTGCCCGAGTGGCCGGGTACGGGGACGCCCGCTGGTGGACGCCCAAGGGCGCGGCCACCTGGGACCAGCTCCGCGAGATAGCTAGCGGCGACTCCACCCCGCCGATCGTCCTGAAGGCGTGGGGGACGTTCGGCCTCCGGGCCTCGGAGAGCGCTTCGGCGATGCTGGCCCGCCTCGGTACCGACGCGCAGCTCTGGGCGCGCGAGTTCGTGGAGCGCTTCGGGGGTGACGAGCATCTGCTGCTGACCTGGTTCGCCAGCGCCATCGAGACCGGGCGCTCGGCCGGGTACGCGGACACCGCCCTGGACAAGGCGGACGGCGGGGCAGAGCCGTGAGGGCCGTGCACGCGATCTGGACCTGGGTCTTCCTGCCGCTGACCGCCCTGGCCGTGCTCGGTGAGTTCGTCGCCGCGTTCGACACCTCCAAGGCGACCGCGCCGTGGACGGACTACATCACCACGTACCTGCCGCCGTGGGTGACCTTCGCCCTGTTCGGGGTGTTGGTCGCCTGGTTCCCGGCGCACATCGCTACCGAGTACCGCCGGAAGGGTAAGTCGTGGCCGGGAATCTGACGCCAGGCCGCGAGGTCATCGCCTCCGCGCGGCGGCCCGAGCGGGGCCAGCAGGTGGCGGACAACGCCGCCATGCCGACCCCCAAGACCGAGTCGCCACCGCCACCCACACCTGGTCGCCTGGTGCAGGTGGCGGTATCGCTGCGTGAAGACCAGGTGGAGGAGATCCGGCGGTACGTGGACGCCCGCGTGCGCGAGATCGCTCCCCTCGTGGCGCACCGAATGAAGGAGCTGGAGGAGGCGCTGGAGGAGGTACTGGATTCGTTCGGGCGTGGGTACCGACGCTATTCGGCGGTGCGCTCGGGCTGGGTTCCCGAGGACCAGGTGGACCGGTGGCGCGCTGTGCTCAACCGGAGGGCGCGGTGACCAAGAGCAAGATCCGCGCTTACCTCTTCTTCCTGCTGCTCCTCGCCGCCGGGGTCGTCTACGTGGGGCGCTCGGGATTCAACCTTCCGGGCGGGTCAGACGACAACCACACCCTGGTGCTGTCCGGCGGCTGGAAGCTCACCAGCCCGGTCGCCTATGCCGACATCGATATCGAGTGGGCCGTGGGGACCAAGCACGACACGGATTCACTGCGCGTCGATAACACCAACCCGAAGGTGTGGAACCACACCGAGCACAATTACCAGGGCGAGTATTCCTGGATAAGAATCGTCTCCAGGAACGCCAAGGTGGTGTCCTGCGGGATCAACTTCAGCGGCGCCTGGGTGGTCATGCCACAGGACAAGCCATTCAGTGCGTACTGCTACTTCCCTCTGCATTCGGGGCCGAGGAAATGACCATGAGACTTCGTCACGCCGGCCCGTACAGCCTCCAGTGCTACGCCTGCCAGGTAAGGGTGGACCGGCAGGGGGCAATGTCGGAGAAGCGGCTGGCCCGCTGGGAACGGTACGAGCAGATGGTCGAGTACATCGAGACGCTTCCACGTGGAGCCGAGATCTGGCGGCCGGTCCTGGCCAGGAAGGTCTTCGGCGGTGGCCCAACCAACTGGACGGTGGCCGGGCAGGTCGTGCGCGACATGGCAGCGCACGGACTACTGCAACCGGTGACCCACCGCGAAGGTGGGAATACGCGGTACTACCGAAAGGCGTATTAGGTGAAGACCGCCGTAGTCGACGAGGACGACCTTCCCGCGACCTGCCCGGCGTGCGACTCGCGCGGGATGCCACGCCGGCTGTCCGGCCTGCCCTGCCGCGATCCGTGGCACGGGGAGTCGCTGCTGCGCTGGGCGCGCTCGCGCGGATACACGGGCATCGTGAAGCTGATGGAGCAGGCCCGCGAGCGTAGGGCCGACTGGGGTACGGACTGGAAGGAGGAGCCGCAACGTGATCAACATTCCTGAGGGTAGGCGTGCGCTACCGCCGGATGTACGTTGGCCCGCGCCGACCGCCATACTCGCCGCTGTACCGGCAACCGGCGAGATCGACATTCTCCGATCGCGCAACGAAACGCTGGCCAAGACGCTGGCGGAGATCCTTGGTCACTTCGAGGAGAGGCGCCAGCGTTGGGAGGCGCGTGTCGACGTGAGCGAAGCGACCTTCTCCAGGTGGAAGCACGCATTGGAGGCCGGCGCTATGCGTCACGTTCCTGAACTGCTGGGTCAGATCATCGAGGAGCAGGCCAAGCACGTCTTCGCCACCCTCACCACCTGCGTGTGCGGATACGTGCCCGCCGACAACTCCGACTGGAGTGCTCACCGTGCGGCCGTGGCGGTCGAGGTGATCGCCGCGTGGATCGAGAAGCGGACCTCTCCGCGCATTGACGAGCAGGGGCCGGAGCCCAAGCTTGCGAGCGCCTGGGCGGCCGAGAGCATCCGGGAAGGGCTGCGGCGGGTTGACTGAATACGTGGAGCTGTTTGCCAACCTGGCCCAGGAAGGGCTGGGCATACAGAGACCTGGATGGATGGTGGAGAAGGTGACGCAGACGGTGGCCGTCGATTTCGACGGTGTGATCCATCGGTACGCCAAGGGCTGGCACGACGGCACGATCTACGACGAGCCCATGCCCGGCGCGATCGAGGGGCTGCACAAGCTCCAGGAGCGCTATGCGGTGTTCGTGTTCACCTCGCGGGATCCGGAGCGGGTGGCTGCGTGGCTGGTTGATCATGGCATCGTTTCCACCTGGTACACGGGCGACCCGGACGCCGGGAACCAGCACCCAGACTTCTGGAACGACCAGGAGATGGTGCTTGTCACCAACCGGAAGCTACCGGCCGTGGCCTACGTGGACGACCGGGCGGTCCCGTTCACCACCTGGGACTATCTGCTGGCCGTCCAGATGGAGGGACTATGAAGCGCCGGCTGTGCCAGTACTGCGAGGACCCCCTGTCCTGGTGGGCGTACCTGCTGCTGCGCTGGACGTGCAACGACTGCGTGTACCGCCGGGCGCGTAGCGGGCAGCCGATGACCCCGGAAGGCCGGCGGCGGATCAGGGAGCTGGAGCGCGAGGGCGGGGCTGACCGCGAGCCGGGGTGGCTCGGCCGGGAGGTGGATAAGCTCTGGGCGGCGAAGCAGAGCCTGGCCGCGCCGGCTCGCTACTACGGCGAGGGCGGCACCCTGCACGGCACGACCGAGCTGGACGTGGAGACCGACGAGCACGGCCGCGTGGTCGCGGTCTGGTACCGGTGCCAGATGCTGCCGTTCAAGCAGCGCACCGTGGACCACGACCGGGCCGCCGACATGGATCACGCCGGCCCGCCTCCGATACAGATAACCGGCGTGGAGGTGCTGGACCTTCCATCGCCGACGAGGGAGCACAGTTGCCCGCTGCCGGTTATCGCCGACCAGCCGCGAGGCGCGTCGTGGAGCTGTCCTGGCTGTGGCCAACCGTGGACGCTGATCGGCGCCGAGCCGGACGAGAGGGCCTGGCTGGATGCGGGGGACAGGCTGTGAGCCGGCCCGTTGACACCGTGCTCGTGCGCCATGGCCAGCACGAGCCCTCCGCCGTCTGTCACGAGATCCACTGCTACGTGCACAACGTGGACGAGCCCGGCCCCGGGTACCTCGGGTGCGGCGAGTGCTTCCACCTGTACCGTACGGCCGGCGAGCTGCGCCGGGCGCACCGGGCCACGATGTGGCGGATGACGCGCGGAGACCTGTGGCTGTTCGTGGGTGACGCCTGGCGCCCGTCGTGGTGGCGCTTCCTCTGGCACCTGCTCACCGTGCGAGCTGGCAAGATCTACTCGTGCCCGCACTGCTCACACGACTTCTGAGGAGGATTCATGAAGGCGAAGCGCCAGGCTGCCGAGGACGGCCGCCACTGGCCGGACGACGGCAAGATGCACCAGGAGGCGCCGTATCCCGAGGTGCTGGCCAACCTGCTCAACAAGGTCCGGTACCGGGACAACTGGTTCTTCCGGTTGGCCGCGATCGACCGAGGGCAGGGCAGCCTGGGGCTGACGTTGATCATTACCGCGCGCGTGGCCGACAGCCGCAATCGGCACGAGGTGATCAACGTGAACCACTACATGCCGGTACCGCCGGCCGCCTGCGACGAGCGTTCGTGGACGCGCTGGCTGTTCGAGCAGATCCTGTTGGTCGAACGCCACGAGGCCATGGAGTTTTTCGAACTCCTCCACATGGCCGACTACCTCGGTCAGGACGGCAACCGGTATGACCAGGTAGAACGCCCGTACTCCCCATCACACGGGCCAGGCAACGACCCGTACATGATCCGCGAGGTGGGCACCGTCGAGGACCAGCGGACCAGCTTCACGGGTGAGCTACACGACCACTGAGCGCCATCTGAACGCGGGCTGTAAACTGTCGTACCGTGCTGATAGGCTTGACCTATCATGTAAGGCCCCCACACCTGGAGGAAACGTGAGACTTTTCCAGCGCCTCAGTGTGCGACGCGGCGGCAAGCAGGCGTCCATGGGCGCCCTGGCGAGGATGCGCGACCCGCTGCGCGCGATCTTCGGTGACCCGGACGGGCGCAAGGCGCGGCTGGCCGGCGAGCGCGGTCACAAGGTCCAGCCGCTGGACGCCGGTCGCCGGCTGAACAACTACGCCCAGCAGGACGGCGGGATCGTGCGCCTCACCCCGGCACGGCGGCGGCGCATCAGCCACAAGGCCGGGCACGTGGGCGACCTGCGGACCCGCGCGGCGTACTCCCGGGGTGGTGTGGCGGCATGAAGCTGCTCTACCGCCTCGCGCCGGGCCAGCCCCCGGTGGACGTGCACACCAATGCGAAGGGCCTGCTGGGCTGGTTCACGCCCGAGCACATCGGCGGCCTGATCGCGCTGTTCCTGGTGGTGGTCTTCGTCCGCGTTTTCTGGAAGATGATCACGGGTCACCCGGTGATCTTCGCCATCCTGGTGATCTTCGGCCTGCTTGTCGCGGGCGTCCTGACCTTCGGGCACATCCCGTCCAGCGGCGGGCACCCGTTCGGGCCGCCGCGATGACCCTGGCGACGAAGGTCGGCATCGGCGTCGGGCTGGGCGTTATGGGCCTCGGTGCCATGATCGGCTCCAACATGCGCAAGCACGGCGCCGAGGTCAGGTACGGCAGTGTGGTCGTGACCAGCGGTCTGTTCGCCGGCCTGCTGGTCTGGTTCCTGATGACCGTGCCGGCCAGCGGGTGGGACTGGTGAGGCCCACGCTGGGCACCTGGATGAACGTCATCATCACCGCCCTGGGGACGGGCGCGTGCTTCGCGTTCATCGCCTCCCTGGTGGGCGTCCGTCCCTCGCGGTGGTTCTTGACCTTCCTCGTGACGGCGATCCTCGTCGGCGCGATCGGAGTCGCCGCCGTCTACTACTCCGCGCAAGGCGCACCCTGAATCCAACTGGAGGAAACATGCAGAAGCGCTGGACGACCCCCGAGGCGATCGACCGGGAGTTCCAGTACCACTCGCCGAGCGACAAGGCCCGACCGGTGCACGAGGAGGTGCGCGAGATGGTGCGCGCGGTCGCGCACCATCTCAACGACCTGCTCCCCGAGTCCCCGCGCAAGACCGAGGCCATCGGTCACCTGCGTACCGCGATGTGGGCGGCCAACAGTGCCGTGGCCTGCTACGGGGACGACCCCGAGTGGAACCCGCCGGCACCGCCCGGCGGCACCACGTGAGCGACGACCAGCCGGCGGCCCCGTACCACCGTGACCCGGTCGTGAACGACCTGCTGAGTCGAGCTGTCGATCTGGTCGCCGAGGTGAGTGGCGGCCAGTGGAACGAGCAGGCGAAGGACTGGCGCGAGAAGGCGGCCGGCTGGATGATCCAGGTCCACAAGCTGCCGATGAAGCCACACGACCGGCCCGGCGAGCAGCGGGCTGCCGAGTTCGTGTTCATGGCGATCGGCGAGGCATCCACATGCTGGGAGAAGTTGGATGGCACGGGAGTCTTCCAGGCCGATCGTGCAGCTCGCATCGGGCGCCAGCTCCTGATCAACCTCGGTTTCCAGGTGCCCATCGGATACCTGGATCGGGAAGGCGTCGAGCTGTGACCGCGCAGCAATGGGAGATCCTGCCGTTCCTGGTGGTGATCGCCTTCCTGATCACCTGGGTCGTCAGCCTGGTGATCGGGATGAAGCTGAAGGAGGCCGTGGTCGTCGCGCTGGTCGTCGCCGCCATCATCGGCGCGACCTACGTCGGAAAGAGCTTGAACTGAGCAGCGAGACGCCCCGACCGGTTCTCCATCCGGCCGGGGCGTCTCTCGTCAGCGGGGTAGAGCGGCCTACCCGGCGACTTCCGGTACCGCCATCGTAAGCGTCGGGTCGCCGATGATGGCGTCGAGCTCGTTCTTGTCGTACCGGCGACGTATACGGACCCGCTCGGCCACGTGCATCCGGCGCCAGTGCGGGGTCCGGTCGGTCTGGTACTCCACGAACTGTTTCAGGGGTACCGGCCCGATGAGGGTGATCGTCCAGGTGCCGGTCACGGCGACCTCGCCGTCCCATGGCAGGATCACGTCGCCGACGCGGAGGTCTCCGTAGGTGGTTTCTTGCCAGTCGGGTTGAGCACCCATAGTCATCTCCCCAAGACGGTTGAGTAGTTGATGCGCGTAGGGTATCATGTATCGTATGGATAGACAGCAATCAGGACAGATGAATTGGCCGGCGGCGATGGTCCTGTCGGTCTTCTTCATCTGCCTGACCGTGGTCCTGGTCGTGATCTTCTCGTGAACCCGGTCCTCATCGCATCCGGGGTCGGCTTCATGATCCTCGGCGGCGCATTGGTCGCCTGGGGCCGGCGCAACCAGGTCGGCAGCCTCGGCGGCTTCTTCGTGATCTTCGGCCTGATCTTGGTCGGCCTGGGCCTGACCACGCCCGGGAAGTGAGCTACTGCCACACCTGCCAGCGGAGGCATCGCGCGGCGCACCGCCGGCAGGCTATCTGGAATGCCGCGTTCCTGATCACCTGGGCGATCACCGTGATCGTCCGGGCCATTCAATCCACCTGGAGGAAACCATGAGGTTCCTGCTCGGCCTGGGCCTGCTCCTGCTCGCCGTCCTGCTCATCGCGTTCAGCCGGCCGATCGGCGGCGCTTTGATCTTCGCCGTGCCGAGCGCCGTGCTCGGGCTGGTGGCGCTGAGCGGCAACATGGGGGGCCGCAAGAAGTGAGGACGGTCGCCGCGATCTTGCGTCTACTGCTCGCGGTGCTGGCGGCGGTGTCGGCCGTCCTGCTGTTCGCGGATACCGAGCACTACCCCGCCACGCTGGCCCTGGCCGGAGTCGGTGCGGTAGTGGCCATCTGGGGCATGTATACCGGTATGCGCGGTCTCTTCTGAATCCACCTGGAGGAAAGTCACATGAAGGGAACCTTCGCGGGCATCGGCGTCCTGCTGATAGCCCTAGGTATCGGTTCGATCTTCACTGCGAGTCGTCCCGGCGGCAACGCGGGGAACGACGTGATCTTCGGCCTGATCTCGATCGCGGGCGGCGCCGTCCTGCTGTGGTCCGCGCTGAGCGGAGGGGGGAGCGAGAAGAAGTGAAGACCCTGCTCAGGTGGCCCGTTGTGCTGCTCGGCCTGGCCGGCGTGGCGCTCGCGGTAATGCGTCCCGACGTGCTCGGCGAGTTCGGCTCCGGCTCCGAGCCGGCCCGCCCACACAAGCCGCCGGCACTCCAGACCGGGTACCACACGCGCCACGTCATCAGCTTCGAGTCCACCTGGACGTTGCCCAGCACGCCGTTCCAGATCATCTACTGGCGGGGCAACATCCCGACCGTGGTCACCCAGACCGACCTGGAGCGCGGGCCGAAGGGAGCCAAGCACGGCACGCCGCGCTGGTACATCGAGTTCACCTACGATCCGAGCGTGCCGTACGCCATGCAGGTGAACCAGGCCGACGTCCATGCCGTGAGCACCGGCTGCAAGATGGCCATCGACAACCTGCCGGTGGACGAGGAGTACCAGTCTGGCGCCGGGATCGCGCACTGCTGGGTGAACCCGGTCTGATCGAACGCCCGTTCTAACGTGTAGGGCCACGCTTGACAACTGTCGGGCGTGGCCCTCACACTGTCCCCGGAATCGGACATGACGGGGAGTAGTGACATGCGTACAGGTGTTCGAATGATCGGACTGGCCATGGTGCTGGTCGTCGCGCTCATGGCGGCGCTCGTCGTCGCCGGCTCCCCGTGGGACGTGCGGATGACGCCGGACGGGACCGCCGGCCTCGCGCTGGTGGGTCTCCTCGTCGCCTGGGTCGGGGCATCGCTCCTGCTTGGCCGCCGCCGCACGTGAGGCGCAGATGGCCGGAAGCCGTACTGGCTGGCGTGGTGGTCGGCGTCGTCGCGCCCGTCGTGGTGATGTTCCTGCTCTCGTTCTTCGTGCCCTGCTGCTCCGAACCGCCGGCCGGCCCGGAGCCGTCTGCCAGCTTCGCCGGCCCGCCCGTTCCTCCCTGACCGGTCAATCTTGACCGGTACCCTCGCGGCATGGCGCGATCACCGATGGAGGAGCTGGCCCGGCTCTCCCCCGAGGTGCAGGCGCGCTGGCTGGCCGAGCAGCCGGTGCACGTGCTGGAGCAGATGGCCCGCCGCGAGTGGTGGTGGATCGGCCGACCCGAGCAACAGACGCCGGCCGGCAAGTGGTTCGTCTGGCTCATCCAGACCGGCCGGGGCTGGGGCAAGACCCAGACCGGCGCCGAGTGGATCGTGGACCGGGCGATCCGGTACCCGCTGGACCTGACCGGCCGGCCTACCGAGCACCTGCTGATCGCCGAGACGTTGACCGACGCCATGCGCCAGTGCATCGGCGGCCCGGCCGGCGTGCGCCGGGTGCTGGAGCGGCGGCTGGGGTCTGAGTCCAGGTACACGGACGGCCGGGACGGCGGTGCCTGGCACCTGATCAAGAGCCCCAAGCCGTTCATCGAGATCTTCGATCACCATCAGGTGATCTACATCGAGGGCGCCGACGACGAGGACGTGGGGCGCGGGTACAACGCGGCCTCGGCCTGGCTGGATGAGTTCGCCAAGTGGAAGAAGCCTGACGGGTCGTGGACCGAGGGCATCATGCCGGGCCTGCGTGCGGACATCCCCGGCGACTTCCCGCGCGCTCTGGTCACCACCACGCCCAAGCTGGTCGTGCAGCTCGTGGAGTGGCAGGGCCGTGCGGACGGGTCGGTCTGGCTGACCCGAGGCTCCACGTACGAGAACGCCGGCAACCTGGCCGCACCCGCGCTGGCCGAGCTGCACAAGCGCTACGCCGGTACCCGGCTGGGGCGCCAGGAGCTGGGCGGCGAGCTGATCATGGAGGCCGAGGGCGCCCTCTGGGGCCTCGGCATGATCGAGCCGTACCGGGCGGCCCGCCCGCCCGAGCTGACCAACGTGGTCGTGGGCATGGACCCACCCGGCGCCGACGACCCGACCTCCGACGAGTGCGGACTGATCGCCGCCGGCAAGGGCGTGGACGGCCGGGACTACGTGCTCGGCGACTGGAGCAAGCGCATCGTCGGGCACGCCGCCGCACGCCGGGCCTGGACGATGGTGATCGAGTACGGCGCGAGCGTCCTGATCGTCGAGGACAACCAGGGCAAGCGCTGGTTGCGCGAGGTGCTGGTCCGGGCCTACCGCGAGATGCAGGATGAGGGGCTGTTTCCACCTGGAGGCAACCCGCCGGTCAAGATGGTCACCGCCAAGATCGGCAAGCGGCTGCGCGCCGAACCGGTCGCCGCACGCTACGAGCAGGGCTACGTCTCCCACGTGCGCGGCCAGAACCTCGGCAACCTGGAGACCCAGATGGTCAACTGGGTGCCGGAGGAGACCTCCAAGAGCCCGGACCGTATCGACGCGCTTGTGTACGCCCTGCTGTGGCTGACCTCGCGGGTCAAGATGTTCGCCACCACGGCGAGCCCGGCCAGGGCACCGCTACCCGGGCGCACCTCGCTGGGTCCACTCGGCGCGCGGCTGCCCGGCTACCCGGGTTAGGATTCCGGCAAGCCTCGCGCCGCTGCCAGCTCGGCCGGTCCCGTCTTCCCCAAGATCAGCGATCACCGACGGACGCGGCGGCGCGAGCGCCAACCATCCATCGGGGGATGTGGGGTTGACACAGGGCGCTCACCTCGGCGGGCGCCCTGTGTGCTCCTCCGGATGGGTTGTGCCGTTCCAGGTGAAGCGCCCCTATGCTGTGCTCATGCTCTCGCCGATCATCCTCGTTGTGTACGCGCTGGCCGTGGCGCGGACTACCCGGATGATCACGGCGGACAAGATCTTCGAGCGACCGCGCCGGGCCTGGATCGTGGCCGCCTGGCGGCGAGCCCACTCGTGGACCAAGCAGGAGCCCACTGTCGAGGAACGCCGTAAGGCGCTGGCCATGGTGATGTCCAACCACGCTGATCGACCGCCGCTGCTGGCCTACCTGGTTGTCTGCCCCTGGTGTGTGTCCACCTGGACCGGGGCCGTGGTCGCACCGCTGGCCTGGTACTGGGGCGACCGGCCATGGCTGCTGCTGCCCGCGCTTGCGCTGGCGTTCTCGCACGTGACCGGCTTCCTGGCAACCCGCGAGGGGTGAGACGTGGCCCGACTGCTCCGGCGCACCCCGGCCGCTGTGCGCGACCTGCTCCCGGCGGCCGTCGAGGAGTATCGGGGACTGCCGTCGATCATCGCGGCGGCCAGCCAGGTCCGGCTGGAAGGCCAGTCCAGCGAGTCTCTGCGCATCCGCGACCTGGAGTGGCAGCAGGAGGCGTGGCGGCACTACGACATCAACGGTGAGTTCCGCTTCGTGGCCAATCGACATGCAGGCGCGCTGTCGCGCTGCCGTTTGTACGTGGCCGAGCTGGACGAGCGGGGTCGCCCCGGCAAGGAGTCCGCAGATCCGCAGATTCAGGTGCTGGCGGAGTCGATCTTCGGTGGCCCGGCGGCCAAGGGCGAAGGCCTGCGCACCATCGGTATCCAGAACTACGTAGCCGGCGAGTGCTTCGTCGTCGCCGAGGGTGGCAGCCGGGCCGACGGTGACAAGTGGTACGTGGCCAGCGCCAAGGAGCTGGCCCGCGAAGGCAACACGATCTTCGTCAAGCGACCCATGACGATCGGCGGCGGCCGGCGAGCCCTGAAGAAGGGCACCGACATCCTCATGCGGGTGTGGACGCCGCACCCGCGCCTGTTCGACCAGGCCGACTCTCCGGCGCGCTCGGTCCTGCCGATCCTGCGTGAGATCGAGCGGCTGACCCAGCTCTGCTTCAGCCAGATCGACTCGCGGCTGATCTCGGCCGGGCTGCTGCTGCTGCGCGAGGGCGTGGACTTCCCGCACGCGGAGGACAAGGCCGGCGGCGTGCAGGGTCTGCTGGATCAGATCCTGGAGTCGGCCCGTGCCCAGCTCACCGGGGCCGGCACGGCTGCCGGTCTGGTGCCGATCCTGGCCACCGTGCCGACCGGCGAGGGCCGCTACGACAACGTTTCGCAGTCCTTCGCTCACATCAAGTTCGACACCCCGCTGACGGCCGAGCTGCAACAGAAGCTCGACCAGGCTATCCGCCGGCTGGCGCTCGGCCTGGACATCGCCCCGGAAGACCTCCTCGGGCAGGGCGAGGCCAACCACTGGGGGAGCTGGCAGATAGAGGAATCGTCCATAAAGCTGTTCATTGAGCCCGTTTTGGTACGGGTCTGTGACGCCTTTACGGAGGCCTACCTTCAGCCGGCCCTGAAGGTGCTCGGCAAGGACCCGGAGAAGTTCACCCTCTGGTACGACACCAGCCCGCTGACCGTGCGACCCAACCGCATGGAGGACGCCCAGAACCTCTGGGACCGGGGCCTGATCAACGATGAGGCGCTGCGTGCGGCCGGCGCGTTCGAGGACGGCGACAAGCAGAACCAGAAGCAGATGCTCCAGTGGCAGCTCTGGCAGCTTTGCAAGCTCAACCCGGCGCTGATCGCCGCGCCCGGTGTCGCGCAGGTGCTCGGCGTTCCGACGGCCGTCATCAGCGCCGGCCTTCAGCCGCCGGCACCGGCCGCCCCGGAAGGCGCGCTGCCGCCAGACCAGTACCCCACCGACCAGCCGCCGCCGGACGATACCGGCGGCCCGATGGGCGCGATCCCCGACATGCCGGTCGGCCAGACCAGCCCGGCGCAGCGTGGCCGCCGGCAAGCCCTGGCCGCCTCGGGCGTGGCCGAGCTGGTGGCCCAGCACGCCGCCGCGATCAACCTGGCCGCGCTGCTGCCCGGCGCCGAGCAGGTCGTCTACCGCGCGCTGGAGATGGCCGGCGGCCGGCTGCTGGACCGGGCCTCCCGGGGCCAGCACGCCGACGTGCCGAAGTTCCGCATCCACACCCGCATCCGACCGCGCGACCGCGACCATGCCGGCGAGCTGCTGACCGGGGCATGGGCACACTTGGCCCAGCTCGCCGCGCACGTCAACGTGCCGGAGAACGACCTGGAGTACGTGCTGCGCGAGTACTGCACGGAGCTGCTGCTGCGTGGCGTGGAGCACCGCCCGGAGCTGCTGCGCGTGGTGCTGGAGCGGGCGGCGCAGTGACCCAGCCCGAGCAGCCTCAACAGCCGACCGGGCCGGGCGCCGGTACCGCCGTCGCGGTGGGCGCTGTGGCGCTGGCCGGTACCGCGCCGGATCCGTGGCTGCCGATCCGCTGGCGGCGCTTCGCCCAGATGGTCAAGGCAGAGCGTTCGCTGTTCCGCTCCTACCTCGGGATGCTCTCCAAGTGGATCGATGGCGTTCGGGACCGGGTTGTCCACGGGCGGGTGGTGGACCCGCCGGCCGTCTTCGCCGCCGCGCCCGCGTTCCGTCTCGCGCTCGGCGACGTGATCGATGTGGAGATCCGCGAGATCTACCAGAGCGCCTGGCACGACGTGATGCTCGCCGCGCCGCTGCCGCCCGGCCGCGTCGAGAGCTACCTGCAAGTGGCCAAGAACCGACTGGCCAACGTGCCGGACGAGGTCTACACCCTCATCACCAGCGAGGTCGCCAAGGCTCACCACGAGGGCGCCGCGATCGGCGAGCTGGCCGCCCGGATCGAGACCGTGCTCTCCGACAACGAGGTGGCCACCTGGAAGAACCGCGCGCTGGTGGTGGCGCGCACCGAGGCCATCGGTGCCTACAACGCCGGCACGCACGCCGGCTTCCAGTCTTACGCGGCCCAGCTCGGCGGCGAATGGGAACACGGCTGGCTGGCCACCCACGACGAGCGGGTACGCCCGACCCACCTCGCGGCCGACCTCGGTACCCCCGGCACCGGCCAGCGCGTACCCCTGGATGAGCCGTTCGCGGTGGGCCAGGCCCTGCTGGATCACCCCGGGGCGCGCGGGCCTGTCGCTCTACCTGAAGAAGTGATCCAATGCAGATGCTCGCAGGTGCTGCTGCGACCCGGCGAGCATCTGGATCTGTCCAGGAGGTTCGTCAGGTGAGCGAGATCGCCGAGCTGTACGGTCTCGATGCGGCTCGCTCCCTCCAGGTGGACGAGCACGCCTCGTGCCAGGACGCCGGCCAGCTCTATGGTGGCGCGTACTGCCTGGCCACCCACAAGCCCGGCGTCTGTGCCGGGGTCAAGCGTGGAGGCGCCCAACAGCAGCAGGTCCAGCCCTACCAGCGGCCACATGTCGCGGTACCGGTGGCGCCGGCCGCGAAGACCCGCCAGCAGTCCGACCTGGAGCAGGCCGCACAGGGCGGGTACGCCGCCGCCTACCAGCACGCCCAACAGCTCGCCCAGCAGCTCGGCGCCAACCAGGGACACGCGAGAGTGCAGGCGGCGGCCACCGACTACGCCCACGCGCTGCACCAGCACGGGCGCGCGGTAGCCCGCGCCGACCAGCTTCATGCCAGGCTTCAGCAGCGTCACGACAGCGCGGAGGCGCGGAATACGGCCATCGACCAGGCCAACGCGGCACGGCAGTCGGCGGCCGTCACGCGGGCCAACGCACAGGTCAAGCGTCAGGCGCTGCACAAGGCGGCTGCCCGGCACCCGCGCGCTCGCGCGCATCACTCCATGTGGATGGACGAGGTCGCGCTGTACGCGCTCGGCCAGCCCTTCCAGTTCGCCCTATATGCCCTGGTCGCTGCCGCGCACTGGGGCTGCGAGGTCGGCGAGTTCTGCCGCAACCCGCTGCACCCCGGCCCGTGCAAAGGCTGGAAGCACACCCTGCACGCCGTAGCCCCGGGGGCGTACCACGCCTACGAGAAGACCCGCGTCGAGAAGCTGAACGAACGACGACGGGCCAAGATCGCAGCCCTGAAGGCGCAGGGCAAGCCGGTACCCAAGAGCCTGCTCAAGGACATCACGTACACCGCGCCGGGCGCCGGCCAGGCCCAGCCCGGCTTCACTCCACCGACCGTGCAGGGCGCCAAGGACGTGGTGTCCAACATCGCCGGCCAGGTGAAGACCAACGTGCCGGTCCGCGCCGCGCAGCTCACCGACCAGAAGCTTGCCGCCCAGGCCCAGGCACTGCATGACGTGGTGGTGGCGATCCAGGGCAAGACCAACGTGGGGCCGGACACGCTCAAGGGCGCCCTGACCAAGATCAAGGGCAAACAGGGGCCAGGCGACAAGCTCACCGATCACCCCGAGGTCCAGAAGTCGATCACCAACCTGGTTAAGAACGTTGGGGACAAGAAGGGGCTGACCGACAAAGAGCGCGGCGCGCTGCACACCGAGATCACCAACCACGTCGAGGCTGGTACCCCGGGCGTGCCGCAGGGTGTCCAGGATGCGCTCAAGCGACCGCCGGTAGCCGGTGTCCCGAACACCGCCGTGGGGGCGCCCGCGTCCTCGCCGATCTCGATCATCCAGGCCCGCGTCGCGCTCAAGGGCCTGGCCACCATGCCGGATGCCAAGCGCCTGGCCGCGTACGACAACCTGACCAAAGCCGACCTGGCCAGCCTCACCGATAACGAGCAGTACCTTCTGGAGAGCGATCTCAAGGGCTTGCGTGGCCTTGCCGGCAGTCCGGGTCAGGGCTTCGTCAGCCAGAAGGCGGCTACGATCCACTCGCGCCTGTTCGGCACCGGTACGGGAACGCCTGCGCCGAGCGCGAAGCCGGCGGCCGGCCCGACGCCCAGCGCTCCGCTGCCCGCGACCGCCGCTGCCCACGTGAAGCACGCCGCGTCCGTGGCCAGCCGGTCGGCACCCGGCGCGGCGCTATCCAAGACCCACGTGGACGCCTACGGCAAGCTCACCCGGGCTGAGTTCGACAGCCTCGCACCGGCCACCCAGACCAAGATCCGTGACGATCTCGACGCCGCGCGGGCGAAGTTCCTCGACCCCAAGAAGCGGGCGGCGGCTGATGCCCTGATCGCGCGCTTCGAGGACAAGGGCGGTACCGGCAAGCACGACGCCTCGGTCCTGTTCAGCGAGCTGGACAACCTGAAGGCGGCCACCGACCCGGCGGATATCGCTAATCGCTACATGAGCGCGCGGATAGCCGCGCAGACCCCGGAGCGACGCGACGCCCTGGAGGCGCATCGCGCTGCCCTGGAGGCTGACACCACGCTGCCGGCCTGGTTGCGTGCTCGGCTGCACACCGGGGCCCCCGGGTACAAGACGGCCGGCGGCACCGACGTGCGCGAAGCCCTGGCCGTGGCCACCATGCAACCGAGTAACAGCGGGAAGTGGTACGCGACCACGTACCAGCTCGACGATCTCCTGGCGCCCAGCGACGACGAGCTGAAGAAACTCGCGCCCGTACTCCAGGAGGCGATCAAGGAGCGACGCAACGAAAGCGTGCTGAGCCTGCTCGGGGCAGGCAACCAGCGGAGCACTATCGCCGTGGTCCTCGGCGCCGATGCGATCAAGCCCAACCTGGACCGGTATCACGACCTGAGCCCGAATGCCCAGCAGGCGCTGGTCAAGGCGGTCGAGTCCGTGCGCGACGCCTCCAACGGGCTGGATGGTGGTCGCTTCCAGGTGATGCTAGACAAGATCCACGGCGCGCACTACGGCCCCGCGCAGACGGCCGCGATCGACGCGACACACGACCACCTGAAGAGCCACCTGGGCCGGGTCACGGCCTACCAGAACCTGTCCCAGAAGGACTTTGACGCGCTACCGCAGGCGCACCAGACGGCCATCGAGCACCAGCTCGCCACGGCTGCCAATTCCAGCGACGCGCACACGCGGTACATGGCTCACCACGTCCAGGCCAAGTTCGACGGCACGCTGCCGGCCTACTCCTCGGGTGCCGCGCTCAGCGCCGCGCTGGCTGCCGGCATCCACAAGGCGGATCACGACGACCCGGACCGGCTGCGCACCTACCTGGCCCTAGATCACTCCTCGTACCAGCAGCTCAACGGCGGCGACAAGCACCTGGTAGACGCCGACATGGCCAGTCTCGCGGGAGGTTCCGAGCCGCTCGGTGATCGGCACCAGATTCAGAGGCACATCGACGCCCTTAAGGGAGTGACGCCGCCGCGCTCCGGTGACCAGAAGCGCGCCATCCTGGTCACCGACCCATACGGCCGACACAGCGACAGCGACGTGCTCACCACGCTGAACCCACTGAGCAGCAAGGAGTACGGCGAGCTGCCCAAGGCGTACCGCGACGCCATCGACGAGCGCGTGACCGGCCTAAGTGCCAGCCAGCCCGCCGGCTGGGCCAAGATCATGGCTCAGTTGCACCCGGGCTGGGTCTCGCCGCACGCCCCCGCCGCGCCGGCCACCACGAGCGCCAGGCCCAACGTCCAGGAAGTCCTGGACACGCTCTACGGCGTGCACCCGAAGGCCCACACCACCGCCCAGCAGCTCAAGGCGTATGCGGGAATCCGGACCGCTGACTTCCAGAGCCTCCAGCCGCACGAGCAGACGACGCTCCTGGGCGACCTGTCGTACATCGTCACCACCTCGAAGGGCGGCACCAACGCCGCCCGCGCCCAGAAGCTGATCGACTACTTCACCCCGCCCGGCACCCCACCCGGACAAATCCCCAACCAGCCGATCAACGTCCCGGCCAACGCGGTCGCCGGCCAGAACCGCTACCCCGACCCCGGCGGACGGCCCGGGATGCTGAAGCAGGCAACCAGCAAGGGCCAGAGCGGCGACGGGTTCACCCGCAAGGTCAACGGCGGGTCCGGGCCATGGGGCAAGTACGGCGCGGCCGGTGTGATGCTGCGCCACGTCGACAGCTCAGGCACCGAGCGGTATCTGATGATCGAGCGCGGTCCGGGCATCAGCGACCCCGGGAAGTGGCAGTTCCCCGGCGGCGCGATCGACTCCCTGGAGACGCCGCACCAGGGCGCCACCCGCGAGACGACCGAGGAGCTGGGATTCAAGGCCGGTGCCCTGGACAGCGCCCGGGTACACGGCGAGCACGTGTTCACCATTCAGGGCGTGGTCGGCCCGAAGAACGGCGAGTGGAAGTACACGACCATCGCCGCCACGGTGCCGAGCCAGCTCACCCCGGATCTCTCGACCCACCACGCCCGCGCGGAGACCTCCGACGCAAGGTGGATGACCATCGACGAGATCCGCAAGCTGGACAAGAGCGGCAAGCTGCTCGGGCCGCTGGCCGGCGGCGCGCTGGAGCGCAACGTGGTCAGCCTGTACCCGGCCGGCACCCCGAGCGTGGGCCGCCCGGGTCCGGTCACCAAGAAGTTGCCGCGCCTGACCGGGACGCCCAGCGTGCCCAAGCCGGCCACGCCACACAAGCCATCGACGGGACGCAACCTCTTGACCGACAAGGCAGCGATCGACAAGCTGCGCCAGGACGTGAAGCAGGCGCGCAAGCAGTACGACGGCAAGACGGCGGACGGCCGGCTGGCCGCGATCGGCGCCATGCAGGGCTTCGATGACACGCCCACCGTCGTCAGCAAGGCTGAGATGGACCGCCTGCTGGCCACGGGCGACTACATCGAGGTATGGCGTGGGGTCAGCGGTGCCGGCGGCAAGAGCGCCGAGAAGATCAACGAGGAGATGCGCAGCGGCCCGGCCTACTACGGCAAGGGCGTCTTCGGTAACGGGTACTACCTGGCCGGGCAGAAGCACGTGGCCGACCGGTACTCAGACAACACCAGGAACAGCGTCCTGCGGATCTTGATTCCGAAGGCGGCGGTGATCGAGACGCACGAGAAGATGGCCCGGGAGGCGTCGGCCATCGCCAAGCCCACCTCGGCCGCCAAGGGCAACCGCTTCGAGACCGGCACCCTGTATGACCAGGGCCGGTACGCTGCCGCCAAGGGTGTGGACGGCATCCGCATCGACCCCGTCAGCTACGGGCAGCGCTCGATGAGTTCGCACCACGTGTCCAAGAAGGGCAAGGAAGCGTACAACTGGCTCAACCGGTCAGTGCTGATCATCCAGGAGGCCCAGTGAGCGCGACGACCGACCTGTACCACCGGCTGTCCGACGCGCTGGGTGGCCACGACGTGCACCCCGACGAAGCCTTCGAGATCCAGCAGGCGTACCTGGCGGCCGGCGGTCCCGAGGCGGCCACCTGGGATGACCTGCCCTCGGACATTCAGGACAAGGTCGCCGCGATCGAGAAGATGCCCCGCCAGGCGTGGGATGATCCTGCCGACGTACCCGACGACCCGGACCAGCAGTAGGGAGCCGACCGTGGCCGACGACAACGAGCCGTGCACCGACTGCCCCGACTTCGCGGCCGTCACCGCAACCGACGAGAACGAGCCGGACACCGGGGCAGACCCGCGCGGCACCAAGGTCACCCGCTGGGGGCCGGTCATGCTCGCGCCCATCGGCAAGCCAACCGGCGACAAGCGCCGGTTCGCGGCCGGCGCGCTGAGCCATCGCGACCTGCCCCTCGGGCTGAAGTGGCAGCGCCAGGACGGACAGGGCCACTCCGGCTCTGTCGTGGTGGGCACCCTGGACGGAATCACCTACGACGACGAGGGCGCCCCGTGGGGGTTCGGCCTGCTGTTCAACCCGGACCCGGAGCAGCTTCCCCGGCTGGCCGAGGATGCCCGCGAGGCCCGGCTGCTGATCGAGCAGGGCGTGATCGGTCCGAGCGTGGACCTCGACGACATGGAGTTCCATGCCCTCGGCGACCCGGAGCAGTACGCGGCGACCGGCGAGCGGCCGGAGATCGAGGTCACCAAGGGGCGGATCTCGGCGGCGACCCTTGTGCCGATTCCGGCTTTCGCCGAGGCGGGGGCCAAGATCCCGCTGATGGACATGGAGCCTGGCGATTACTCGTCGGAGCTGGAGGCCCACAAGATGGCCTTGACGCCGGCCGTGCGCGCCTCGGGATGGGACGACCTGGCGGTGGCGCCGCTGGATACCCCGTGGGACGCGTCCGGCGCGGCGCGGCGGATCAGTGAGTGGGCCGGCGAGCGCACCGATCTGCTGGCGCAGGGATATCTCTGGGTGGACGGAGAGGATGACCTGTTCCGGTTCCCCCTGGCCGACGTGATCGACGGTCAGCTCACGCTCGTACCGCAGGCGTTGACGGCGGCGGCGCAGGTGCTCGACGGACACACCGTACTGCCCGAGCTAGACCAGGCCCGTATGCGCGAGGTGGTCGCCGATCTGCGCGAGTACGTCACCGACCGGGAGATCTCCGCCGCGCTGGCCGCCCTGGACGATGAGACCTATCAGCAGGTGTCCGGCCTGGCCGAGGAGCTGACCGGCGAGCAGCCCGGCACCGCCACCTTCGGCGCGCGTTTCGAGAAGCTGAAGGCGGCGCTCGGGGCCAAGGGCATCGACAACCCGGCGGCGCTCGCGGCCAAGATCGGCCGCAAGAAGTACGGCAGGCAGGGCATGGCCCGGTTGCGCAAGGGCGTGGCGGCCAAGAAGGTGAAGCCGTTGCACGGTGCGGTGACGGCGGCGGTGGACATGGAGGCGATCGTGGCGGCGGCTACCCCCGATGAGCCGCAGGCCCTGCCGGCGGCCTGGTTCGCGGACCCCAAGCTGGACGGGCCGACCCCGCTGACCGTGACTCCAGACGGACGGGTCTTCGGCCACCTGGCCACGTGGGGCACCTGCCACACCGGTATGCCGAACGTGTGCACCACGCCACCCAAGAGCAAGAAGCAGTACGCCTACTTCCACACGGGCGCCGTGGACACCACCGAGGGCGAGGTCGCCGTGGGGCGCATCTCCATCGGCGGCGGCCACGCCGACACCAGGATGGGCTTCCAGGCGGCGGCCGAGCACTACGACTCGACCAGCGCGCAGGCGGCTGTGGTCCGGGCCGGCGAGGACAAGCACGGCATCTGGCTGGCCGGCGCGGCCGTGCCCGGTGCCGACCTGGCCGAGCTGAAGCGTTCCCCGCTGTCCGGCGACTGGCGGCGCATCGGCGGCAACCTGGAGCTGGTGCACGCGCTGGCGGTCAACTCGGGGGGCTTCCCGGTACCGCGCGCCTCGATGGTCGCCGGGGCGCAGCTCGCCCTGGTGGCCGCCGGCACGCTCCAGGTGGAGGAGGACGGGGCGCCTCCAGTCTTCTCGGCTGCCGACCTGGAGGCCCTGGTCGTGCAGACCGTACGGGCTACCCGGGAGGCCGAGCGCGCCGAGGAGCGTGGCAGCCGGGTGCTCGCGGCGCTGAGCGTCATGGATGATGCGATGGGCGTGGGCCAGGCTGCCACGCGGCGTAAGCGGGCGGCGCAGGCGGCGTCCGTCATCACGGGACCGGCCAGGACGCCGGCCCGTCAGGGAAAGGGATAGATCGATGTGTGGATGTGGAGGGGCTTCCCTCGTCACCTCGGGGCCGATCAACGCCGAGCCGGCCACGGTCATCGCGCGGCCCAACAACGGCGAGGCCCGGGAGTTCACCGACCGCGTGGCCGCCGAGGCGTACGTGACGGCGCTCGGCGGTGGCGTGGTCGTGCCCGCGCAGCCGGCCGCAGTGTAAGGATCCGCCGTGTCGTACCCGGCTGACGTGACCCAGGTCGTGGTCAACGGCCTGTTCTCGGCTGCGCAGCCGGCCGGCGCGGTACCGACCGGAAAGGTCGAGTTCTGGCCGACCACCGTCCTTGTCGATGCCGGCACGAAGCAGCTCGTGGAGCCCGGCGTAGTGACCGCGACGCTGGACGGTGCCGGCGCGTTCTCGGTCACCCTCATGGCCACCGACGATCCGGACCTGACGCCGACCGGCTGGGGGTACTGGGTTCGCGAGACGGTCGACGGCTACCCGGTGCGGGTCTACATCATCCAGCTTCCGGCCGCCGGTACCCCGTTCAAGCTGGGCAACTTGCAGCACCTGGCGGTGGTCGCGCTAAGCCCGTACCTGCTCGCCTCGCAGCTCGGGCAGGCCAACGGCGTGGCGTCGCTCGACGGTGCCGGCCAGGTGCCGGCGACCCAGCTCGCCAACGCGGGCAGCGGCGGAGGCGGCGGGGTACCGCTGACCCGCTCGATCAACACCACGGCGCCGCTGACCGGCGGCGGGAACCTGACCGCTGACCGGACCCTGGCGGTCAGCGACGCCACGGCCGGCGCGAAGGGCGTCGTGCAGCTCGCGGGCGACCTGTCCGGTACCGCTGCCGCGCCGACCGTGCCCGGCCTGGCAGGCAAGTCGGCGACCGGCCACGGGCACGTCGAGGGGGACGTGACCAGCCTGGTCACCGACCTCGCGGCCAAGGTCGACAAGGCGACGCTGACCACCAAGGGCGACTTGTTCGTGGCCACTGGCGCCAGCACCCCCGCCCGACTGGGCGTGGGCTCCAACACGCAGGTGCTCACCGCCGACTCGACGCAGGCCAGCGGAATCAAGTGGGCGACTCCGGCCGCCGGTAGCTCGGGCATGGATCAGATCTTCCCGCTGGCCGGGTATGGCCTGCTGGCCTGCTCGGTCAATCCCGAGTCGGACATGGGCACCTCGACGTTCGGCAACAACACGATCTTCGCCACGCGGCTGTGGATTCCGGCCGGCGTGGCGATCACCAACCTGCACGTCGGGGTGCGGGACGCCGGCACCTGGGATGGCGCGACGGCCGGCAACAAGCTGGCCCTGTTCACTGATGCCGGGGTACTGGTGGACGCGACCGCCGAGACACCGTCCATCTGGACGAGCAACGGCTGGCGGGGCGGTGCGCTCGCGGGCGGTGTCGTGGCCAGCCAGGGTGCCGGGCGGTTCGTCTACATCCTGCCGCTTCACCGGGGCATGACGGTCGCGCCCAACGTGCCGTTCCTCAGCTCTGCCAACGACGCCCACGCGCCCTGGTTCGATCTTGGCGTGGGGGTCACGAAGAGGCGCTGTACGATCCTGTCCGGCCAGACGGCGATCCCCGGCTCGTTCGACCCGACCGCCTCCGGAACAGCAACCACCTTCGTACCCGTGGTAGGTGTCTCGTGACCGATCAGCCACTGCCCGAAGACCGGCTGCCGCGTGTCTGCCTCGGATGCGTCGTGCAGTACCCGTTCATCTGGAACACGTGTCCGCGTTGCGGATCCACCCGGTACCGCGACCAGGAGACCGGCGAGGAGCACGACAGCAGCGAGGAGTCCGGCCGGTGACCCCCGTGCAGGAGATCGACCGGCTCATTGCCGACCTGGCGACCATGGCGCGTCAGGACGTGAGCGAGCCCTGGCCCGGCGCGTTCGCCTCGGTCGGTACCGCGATGCACCCCGCATCCACCGAGAAGCTGATGGAGTACTGGGCGCACGGGAGGGGCGCGGCGAAGATCCGCTGGCCGGAGCCCTGTGCGTTCTGCCGCTGCCTCACGCACGCCGGCAAGTACTACCCGAAGGACCCCAAGGGCCTGTGCGCCAACCTGGAGAAGCGGGCCACCGGACACTGGCCCAACGCCGAGCACAGCCGCACGCACCACTGCCCGTGCTGAGCGCGGGCGACTGGCTGCTGCTGGCCGGCGCGCTGCTAGTGCTGATCCTGGTGGGTCGGGTGTGGGCGTGGATGGAGCGCCGTACACCGATCGGCAAGCTGGGCAGCACCCTGGTCCCGTTCCTCGTTGCCGTCCTCGTGGCCCTGGCCGTCGCGGTGTACGTGCTGGCGCGGCGATGAACTGGCGGGTCTGGTTCCACCGATCCAGGTCGATCGCCTGGATGGTCGTGGGCGTGCTGTCGTTCCCGTTCGGATGGGCGCATTCGATCGTGCTGGTGTGGATCGCCTCCCTGTACGCGAACGTGGCCAGCGACTGGTCCGCGTCCGAGGCGGCCGACGATCGTGCCGTGCTGGAGCGACTGGATCGTATCGAGCTGTCGGTCAGTGCTTTGGCCAGCGGGCGATCAGCTCGCCGAGGAAGATCAGGAACAGTCCGGCCCACCCGAGGTGGATCACCAGCGCGCGTGCTCGCGGCGAGAAAGCGTAGGCTGCTATCGCCAGCACGCCCAGGATCAGCAGGATGATCAGGAGTAGGTCCATGGCCTACCGGGTACCCGGCGGCGTGCAGCGTCACACGCGAGCAGGGAGGCAGCGCGATGGCCAACGACACGACCGACGAAGCGGCTGAGAACGATCGGGTACCGGCCGAGAGCGAGCAGGCCGAGGCGGTGCAGCCTGGGACGGTGCAGCCGGCGGGTACGGCGGCGGCCACCGTGGCGCAGCCGGCGCAGCCGGACTATGCCGGGCCGGGCGTGATCCACGAGGACGGCAGCGTGGCGCCGGTCCAGGGCGATGCCCCGAACGTCGGCACCACGGAGCACGTGCAGTAGGCTCGCTATTCACACACCGGCACGACACAGGCCCGGCCTCCTTCAGGTGGAGAACCGGGCCTGTCGGCCATGCAGGTCAGGTGACCGCGAGCGTTCGCTGCCGAACCCTCAGGAGCTGGCGAACCCCTTCGGACGGGACCGTCACCGATCCGTCCCGCAGCTCCTTATCGAGATCAACTACCGCGCGGTAACCGTACTGGCGGCTCGTGCCGAGCAGCGTCCCGACCAGCGAGGTCTGCACGCGCTCGCGCGGGAAGCCGATGTACCAGGCGATGACCCGCCCCAGCGGGGTACGCCAGAACGCCTCGTCGTCGAACGCGCGCTCCCCCACCAGCGCCATGGCCACCTCGCGCGCCGCGTGCTCGGCGAGTTCGCCGCCCCCGAGCACGAGCGCCGCCGCGTAGTCGCGGGCGATGGCGCTCGGGCTGTACTGCTCCAGGGCCGGCGACCCGTACAGGGCGCGTGCTCGGGCGTGGAACTCCTCGACCAGCGTGGCGAGCTGGTCGAGGAGTTCCACGCGATCCACCTTGATCATTGGCTGATTCCCCTGCCTCTGCCTGGTCACCGCGCGATGACCTCGTCCATGATTCGCCCGGCGATCCGGATGGCGGCCGGGGTGCCCGTGACCTGGAGGTTCAGATCGGAGCTGAACAGCCCGCACCGCGTGACCGAAACCAGCACCCGACATCCGGTCTGTCGCTCGGCCTGCTCGATGGCGGCCATGAAGCGCGACTGGGAAAGCCGGCTAACGGTGAACGTGGCGCTGATGGTGGTCTTGGTGAACATGTGGCCCCTCCAGGTGTATCGCTTGCTTGTGTAGCCACTGTATACAGGGGTTGACAGCCCTGTCAACCGGCATCTAGCTGGGGAAACGGCGAGAGGCGCCCTCCCCACCTGGAAGGAAGACGCCTCTCTCACCTGAAGGAAGGAAGCCTCGCCTGGTACGCGTGCCACCCACCGTACTTCGAGTGTAAGGCCAGCCTGAACATGTCGCCAGGTGTCGGTGATTCTTGCCCGGCATTGATCCATCCAGGTAGAGTGCGGCCCAACGAATGCGCGTCTGGCGCTGGCGGTGGGCCGGTCGGGAGCGTGGGGTTTCGTAGCGACGAGAGAGGCGCTGCCCCATGGCAACCATGACCATTGATGAGATCCAGCTCCCCACCGACTTCTCGGTGGTGACCGACGAGCAGCTTGACGAGCTGGACGAGGTCGCCCGCGCGGCGGCCGATCCGATCGTCAAGAAGTACAACGAGGGCGAGCCCCTGTCCGACGACGAGCTGAACACGCTGGAGCGACTGTCCGGCGTGGTGGCGGGCGTCGGGGATCAGCGTGAGGAGCGCGCCAAGGCTGCCGAGCAGGGCGCCGACAAGACCGGCCGGGCCGGCAAGGCGGCGGCGGCATTCGGCCAGCCGGCGGCCTCCACGCCGCCGAGTGAGGGAACCCCACCGGCCGAGCCGGCCAAGGACGACAAGGACGGCGGCGAGAAGGTCACCGCGCCCGGCGTCGGTGCGGTCGCGGCGGCGGCCGGTAGCCAGCCGCAGACCACCGGGCCGAACGTGGGCACCGGAGAGGCCCGCCAGTCCTACACCAAGGCGCTGGCGGCCAACGGCGCGGCCGGCCGCCGGCCCGGCGAGGAGTTCGACGACCTCGCGGGCATGGCCAAGACCATGGAAGACTCCATGGCCGCGTTCGGCGACCTCGGCCCGGGTGCCTTCCACCGGACCAACGTCATCCAGCTTCGCCGTGAGTACCCGGCTGAGCTGAGCATCACCAAGGAAGACACGCTCACGCAGGCGTGGGCCAAGCTGGACGCGGCGGCCAAGGATCCCGGCCTGGCCACGCTGACGGCGGCGGCCGGCTGGTGCGCGCCCAGCGAGATCCTGTACGACCTGTTCGAGCTGGAGGACGGCAACGACGGGCAGCTCGATCTGCCGGAGTTGCAGATCCACCGGGGCGGCGTGCAGGTCACGCCTGGTCCCGACTTCTCCGCGATCTTCGGTGGCGCCGGCTACTGGCACCAGACGGAGGCGCAGGTCGTCGCGGCCACCTCCAAGCCGACGATGGTCGTGCCGTGCCCGTCCTTCACGGACAACCGCCTGGAGGTGGAGGGCGTCCAGATCACCGGGGCCTTCCTCCAGGACCGGGGGTACCCGGAGGTGGTGGAGCGGTTCATCCGGGGTGCGATGGTCGCGCACAAGCGCAAGCTGAACATCTTCGCCATCAACAAGGTGGCCAACGGATCGACGGTCTTCGACTACACCAACGTGACCAACCTGCCGGTGACCACGACCGAGTTCAAGGATCTGACCGCGCTGTCGCGGCTGCTGGCCGTCGCCGGCATCCAGATCATGGACTACCGGTACAAGTACCGGATGCCGTTCGCGGCCACCCTGGAGTGCGTGCTGCCCTTCTGGGTGATCGAGTCGATCCGCGCCGACGTGCAGCGGCGCATGGGCGTGGACCGCGACGACGCCTTCGAGCTGGCGCAGTCCCAGATCGAAGCGTGGTTCGCGCTGCGCAACGCGCGGGTCCAGTGGGTCTATGACTGGCAGGAGGCGCTGAACAGCACCGGCAGCCCTAACACCGCGACCACGGTCGGTCAGAGTGCGGGGGTCTACACCCTGCCCACCACGCTCTACATGCTGCTGTACGCGGCCGGTACCTGGGTGCGTGGCGTGGCCGACGTGATCCGCCTGGACACGGTGTACGACAGCACCAACCTGGCGCTCAACCAGTACGTGCGGCTGTTCACGGAAGACGGCATCCAGGTGATCAAGCGGGGCTTCGAGTCGCGCATGATCAAGATGACGATCGACCCGAGCGGCACCACCTCGGCCACCACCAACATGGTGACCGGCTGACCCTGACGGGCGCGGGGCCGGGCGACCGGCCCCCAACCTCCCCGGAAGGGGGAAGATCATGGACCTGCTGAAGGAAATGGCCGGACTCGGCTTCCCGATCACGGTCTTCGCGGCGGCCACCGACGCGGCCACCAACGGCGTCAACGCCAACTTCTCGCCGATGATGCCATTCGATGGAACCATCACGCGGGTGCTGTTCGTGCCCTCGGCGGCCATCACCGCCAACGGCGGCAACTTCCGTACCCTCACGGTTCGCAACAAGGGCACCAACGGGCTGGCCGGCACCACGGCGGTCGCCTCCCGGGCCTGGTCGGCGGGTAACTCCGTGCAGAGCGTGGCCGAGCAGTTCGCGCTCAACGCCACCCCGGCCAACCTGGAGGTCAAGGCCGGCGACGTGCTCGACGTGAACCAGGTCGCCACCGGTACCGGGCTGATCATCCCGGCCAGCTCGTACATCATCTACGTGAAGCCGCGCTGACGTGCCCCAACCGCCGAGCTATCTGCGCAACCCGCCGGACGCGCCACCGGTCCCGCCGGGTCTGTTCAACGTGGCCGAAGGTCCGCTGGACCTGCCGGACCACGCGCAGACCTCCGGCGCGGTCTGGCAGCCGGACACGTGCGCGCTGGGCCTGCTGTACCCGACCGCCTGCCTGACACCGCCGTATACGGCGTTCACCGCGCAGGCGATCGAGCCGCTGGCCCAGGCGTGGCCGTTCGCCGCGTACGCCTCGCTGTTCACCGGCCGGATCGGCTATGACAACGAGGAGGCCGTCCGGCGGGTCACGCAGCGGGTACTGAAGACCGAACAGCAGGTGGCCGAGCGGGCGTTCTGGGGTGGCACGACCACCCTGTTCACCAATCAGCAGAACTACTGGGGCACCACCCCGGGCGCGGCTGGTAGCGCGGGGATCGCGGGCGTGGCGAACGGGATTCTGGCGCAGTTCGCGGCGGCGGCGCCGGCCGGCATGTACTTCGATCTGGGGACGGCGGCCACGGTGAAGGAGGCCGTCTCCCTGCTGGAACAGAAGGCGGCCGACAACTACTACGGCCAGGCGACCCTGCACGCTCGGCCGCAGATCGCGGCGTACGCGGGCGCGGCCGGGCAGTTCCGGGTGATCGGCCTACCGCCTACGCCCGAAAAGACGTACATGTATACGAACAACCTGAATCTGTGGAACTTCGGCAACGGGTACTCCGGTACCGGTCCCACCGGGCAGGCCGTGGACGCGACCAGCGAATACATGTGGGCGACCGGGCGGGTGATCGTCTGGCGTGACCCGAAGATCTGGGTCTCGCCGCCGGACCAACTGCTGGACAAGACCACCAACCAGCGTGGTCTGTACGCGTTCCGCAACTACATGATCGGTGTCGAGTGCTTCGTGGCCACGATCAAGGTCACCAGGGCGTAAGGAAGAGACATGGCAGCGGAGATCATCCTCGACCCCACGAGGGGCATCCAGGAGCAGATGCAGGAGATCCTGGCCCTGGCCGGCTCCGGTGAACACGGAAGCCCCGACCTGGACATCCCGGCGATCAACTGGTACCCCCGGCCGGACAAGCCGCACGGCGGCGTGGTGCGGGTGCCCGACCACATCGCCGAGGCGCACGGCGCGCGGATGGCCGCACTGAACGTGGCCGACGACGAGGGTACACAGGACGAGAGCGAGAGCGCGCCAGACGCGGGCGCGCAGGACGAGGCCGCGCAGGACGAGGGCACCGCCGACTCGGGCACCACCGGCCGGCGCTCGCGGCGCGGCAAGGCGGCGGCGAGTGCCGGGGAGTCCGGAGGTAGCGCCTGATGGCCACGACCCAGATGCGCCGATTCAAGGGCAAGGTGATGCGGGTCACCCTGCTCGACGTGTGCGGCGCGGTGGTGCACGGGCCTTCCTCGACCGTGATCAACAAGGGCTTCGTGAAGGCGACGTTGCACCCGAACTACGAGAGCAACACCTCGTACCTGGTGCGCAACGCGAACGATGAGCTGGAGATCAACGAGGAAGGTCTGCCCCTGCTGCGCTGGTGGGAGGCGACGTTGGAGTTCGTCAGCGTGGACCCCGCCCTGGTCAACCTGATCACCGGGGCGCCGCTGGTGCTCGACGACGCCGGCACCCCCAACGTCATCGGCTGGCGCTCGCGCGAGGGGGTCACCAACCAGTTCGCCCTGGAGGGCTGGACCGACCTCGCGGGCGCGGCGTGCGTGGCGGGCGTCAAGTCCTACGGGTACTGGCTGCTGCCCTACCTGGTCAACGGCCAGCTCGGTGACGTGGTGGTGGAGAACGCGGCGGCCACGTTCACCCTGACCGCACACACGCACAACAGCTCCCCATGGAGCACCGGGCCGTACAACGTGCGCAACAACGCCAGCTCGGTGGCCTCGCCGCTGCTGACCGCGATCAACGCGCTCGACCACTTCCACACCGAGGTCACCACCCTGGCACCCCCGGCGCCGACAGTCGGCGCGGTTCTGCTGCCGTAACGGAAAGGATTCGCCGCGATGGCGCAGAGTCTCGATAGCCAACTGATCAGCCTGAACATCCAGGCCACGATCAACAACCCGAAGGCCCAGCAGAGCGTCCAGGCGGTCCTCGCGCTGGCCAAGGCGGCTCAGCTCGCCTCGGGCACCGGGGCCAACCAGGCGGACCGTCTGTTCGCCGACACCCGGACCATCGCCGCCTCCGGTACCGACCCGCTGGACCTCAACGGCGTGCTGGTGGACGCGGTGGGCACCACGATGAGCCTTCTGCGCGTGAAGTTCCTCTACGTTGCGGCGGCGGCGGCCAACACGAACAACGTGATCGTGGGCGGCGCGGGCGCGAACGCCTTCATTAACTGGGTGGGCGCGGCGGCGCACACGCTCACGGTACGGCCGGGCGGATTCCTCGCGCTGTACGCGCCGGACGCTACCGCCTACGCGGTCACGGCCGCCACGGGCGACATCTGGCAGATCGCCAACTCGGGTGCCGGTACCTCGGTCACCTACGACGTGGTGATCATCGGCTCCAGCGCCTGACCGGGCGGTTACGCTATCGGCAGGTCCGCGCGTCGTTGGGGACGGCGCCGGGCCTGCCGATTCGCATCTGAGGAGTGCTCGTGGCGCAGAACGTGGACGGTCCCTGCTCGGGGGCGGCGCCCGGCTCGGTCGGCTGGAGCCCGAACTTCACCGACCTGTGTTCCGCGTGGGCCAACTACCAGCCGGCCGTGCAGGAGTACGCGCTCCAGTTCGCCATCTATGTGATCTGGGCGGCGACCGGCCGGCGGTACGGGCTGTGTCCGGTGACGGTGCGCCCGGTGTACGGCAGGGGCCTGCCGACGTACGTGACCTTCCCGGCGGTCTTCGATCCGTGGGGCGGTAACGCGGGCACCTACGGCTGGGGCCTGATGGCGGTCGCTGGCGGTACCCAGCTTGTCAACTTCGCGGACTCGTGCGTCGGCACCCCGCCGCAGATCGCCCTGCCGGGACCGGTCAACGCGGTCAATGCGGTCACGATCGACGGGGTCGCGGTCAGTCCGGCCAACTACCGGCTGGACGGTGACCTCCTCGTGCGCCAGGACGGGAACCCCTGGCCGGTCGCTCAGGATCTGAGTAAGCCGCTCGGGCAGCCGAACACCTGGAGCGTTGACTACGTGCGGGGCGAACCCGTGCCCGTAGTGATCAACAACGCGGTGGCGATCTACGCCTGCCAGGTGGGCAAGGCCCGAACCGGCGGCACCTGCGCGCTACCCAACAAGATCACGTCCATCACCCGTCAGGGCGTGTCCGTACAGACTGTCAGCTTCAGCGACCTACTGAAGGAAGGGCTGACCGGGGTGAGCGATGTCGATCAGATCATCCTGGCCGTGAATCCGTCGCGGGCGCGCTCCCGTCCCCGCGTGGTCTCCCAGGATCTCCCGAGGTACCGGTGAGCGTCGCCGATCCGACCGTCCTGCCGGCGTGCATCGACATCCTGGCAGCGCTCCGCGTGGAGCTGGCCAAGGTTCCGGCCGGGGCGCCCACGCACTTCCGTCACGTGCCCGGCCTGGCCGCTGTCGTGGCGCTCACCGCCGAGGTGGACGAGTGCTGTGAGGGTGTGGCCTGGGTCCGCCTGACCGGCATCTACCCAACCGACGACTTCCCCGTGGAGCAGTCGCAGTGGCTGCCCGAGGGCGAAGTGAGCTGGGCGGTGGAGGTCGAGATCGGCGTGGTGCGCTGCTCCAGGACTTCACCCGGAGCGGACATGGCGCCGGTCGATGCCGACTACCTTGCCGACGTGACGGTGATCACCGACGATGCGGCGGCCCTGCGTCGGGTGGGGCCGAACCTGAAGCTGAACCCGGACGCGCGGATCATCGACTACCAGGCCGGTCGCTGGGATCCGGTCGCGGCCGAGGGGGGATGCATGGGCGGCGCGATGAAGTTGAACGTCCAGGTGGAGGCCTGCGACGCCGGACAGGCAGGGTGAGAACGATGCCTCCAGGTGAACGCCGGCCGCGCAAGAGCATCCGCCCCGTGGCCGTCGAGGTCCCGCTGTCGGAGCCCGAGGAGCCGACCGTCGGGCCGGGCGCGTACCGGGCGATGGTCAACTTCGATGACTTCGCGGCCGGCGAGCTGTACCGGTTGAGGGCCGATGGCCGCACGCTCGCGCTCGTTCAGATGGGCTACCTGCGGGAGGAGGGTGCGGATGGCGACGACCAAGATTCGGGTTGAGCTGAAGCCACGCGTCGTGCTGCTGTCGATCGCCGCCGGCTACGGCTCGCCGTACGTGGCCGAAACGACGCGCCTGATCATGAACGCCGCTCGCATCGAGGCGCCCGTGCGTACCGGCAACCTGCGCGCCCTGATCGGCATGAAGATGCGCGTGAGCCGCAAGCTGGTGATCGGGCAGGTCTACTCCAAGGCGAAGTACAGCCACTTCGTGCACGACGCGACTAGCCCACACCTGATCCGCGCCCGACGCGCCCAGTTCCTGCGCTTCGAGGTGCCGCCCGGCGTGGTGCACTTCCGCAAGGTGGTCCGGCACCCGGGCACCAAGGGCCAGCCGTTCCTGCGCGAGCCGATGCGCCGGATCGGCCGGGCGCGCGACTTCCAGGTGACCGGGTACAGCGCCGCCAGCGGCAAGGTGGGTTTCGGTCTGGCGCTGGACTAAGCTGCGCCACATGACCACTCAGGATGGACAGCGCGATACGGTGCTCCTGCCGCTGGGCGAGCGACAGGTGGTACTGCGCAAGCCGACCGAGGGCCAGATGCTGGTGCTGACCCGGCTGCCCAGGATGATCGAGACGGGCAGGTTCGGCGAGGCCGTGACGCGGTTCGGCGACATCCTGGAGCACCTGATCGTTCAAGAGGACGACCTGAAGTACGCCTACGACGGCCTGGTGGACGAGACGATCGAGCCGGACGGCTACCTGAAGCTGCTGCTCGACGTGCTTGAACACTGGAAGGACGAGAAGTCGGCCGGCGAGACTCCGCGCAAGCGTGCCGCGCCGAAGGCGTCCACCCGTCCGAGGCGGTGACCACCTTCCGGCTACGGCCGGTTGACGTGCAGTTCGGCGGCTGGCTGTACCGCATCGAGCCCCGACCGGCGGCCGACTGGATCGAGGTGGTGCTGTCGGGCGACCTCGCCGACATCTTCCCCGGGCTGCTGGGCGACCTCGCGCTAGAGCGGGACGTATGGGATCAGGTCTTCTCGGGCGAGCAGGGGCAGGACGACATCGCGCGGGCCGCTCATGAGGCGCTGGCGGCGGCGGCGGGCCGTCCGTGGTGGGAGGCACAGCGCCTCATCCAGAGCGCCAGCGACCCCCGGATCAAGGCCGTCGTCTTCGGCGCGCTGGTGCGTTCGGGCTTCGACTTCGAGGTCCGGCCGCTGGCGGCGTTCCTCGACGCGGCGTACTCCTTCGCCGTGGAGAACACCACCGAGGAGCAGCGCGCGAAGCTCGACCTGGAGCTGAAGACTCCTCCACCTGGAGTAGGCGAGGCAGAGGTCTACGACGACGAGGAAGCCGAGGCCGACTTCATGGCCGCGTTGGGGGATACCGGATCCCGAGGCTGATCCACAACGTGCCTGCGTACCCGTACGATGTGGCCCATGGCGCAGCTCGGGCGGGCATTCATCGAGGTGCGCGCCGACCTGTCCAAGTTTCCGGCCGAGCTGCGCACCAAGCTGGAAGCAGCTCTGCGTGAGGGCACCTCGGGCCTGAGCTTCAAGGAGACCGAGGAGGTCGCCGAGAAGGCGGGTGTCCGGGCCGGCGAGAAGCTGGCCGCCGGCATCGACAAGGGCTCCAAGAGCCGAATGAGACAGGCCGCGCTTCATGCGGCCACTCAGTTTGCGGACGGCTTCAGTGCCTTCCTCGGGCGAGCGCTGTTCAACCGTGCCTCCATGTGGACGAGTCTGATCCTGGCGGCCGGCACCGCGATCTCCAACCTGCTGCCGGCGGTGTACGCGCTGGCGGCCACCGGGCCGGCGCTGGTCACCGGCCTGATCGGCCTGGCCGCCACCCTGAAGCTGGCCTTCCATGGCGTGGGAACCGCGATCGGCGCGGCATTCTCCGGCGACGCGGGCAAGCTCAACGAAGCACTGAAGAACCTGGCGCCCTCCGCGCGCTCGTTCGTGCAGGAGATCGCCAAGCTCAGACCCACGCTCCAGGGGCTCCAGCGTGACGTGCAGCAGGCGTTCTTCGTCCAGTTCGAGGGCTCCCTCACCCGGTTGACCACCGCGCTGCTACCAGCCCTCCACGCCGGGCTTACCGGCCTGGCCGGCTCGCTGGGCCAGGTGGCGAAGCAGATCATGGGGGCGCTGTCCACCGGGCAGGCCCGGGACGCGCTGAGCGGGTTCTTCGGCGGCTTGCGGGCGATCTTCGCCGCCCTCGCACCTGCTCTGGGCGGTTTGACCCGCTCGTTCCTCACGCTGCTCCAGGCCAGCACGCCGCTGGTCACCATGCTGGGCGTAGGCCTGGCGCACGTGCTGGACATGTTCAATCAGTGGATCTCCAAGGCGCAGAACAGCGGCGCGCTGATCCGCCTGTTCGATGCCGGCCAGGCGGCCCTGGCGAATCTGGCCGGGCTGCTCGGCAACCTACTGGACCTGGTCGGCACGCTCATGTCCGGCCTGAATACCGGGGGCGGCGCATTGGTCGGCGTCCTGTCCGACGTGGCGGGCGTGCTGGCGACCGTGTTCAAGAGCGCGGAGGGCCAGCAGCTCCTGGCCACGATCTCCATGCTGTTCACCGCGCTGGGCGAGCTGCTGATCCAGGTGCTCGTTCCGCTGCTGCCCGCGCTGGTGAACCTGGCTCAGGCGTTCTCCGGCCAGATCCTGGATGCCGTGGTCGCGCTGACCCCACAGATCGTGTCCCTGGCGGAGAACCTGGTTCCGCTGCTGAACTTCGTGGCCCAGCACGCTGACGTGTTCGCTCCGATCGCCGCCGGCCTGCTGGCGTTCTCCGGCCTGGTCAACCTGTTCAACCTGCTGGTACCGGCGGTCGAGGGCGCCACGGTGGCCATGCTCGGCTTCGACGCGGCGGCCGACGCCAACCCGATCGGCCTGATCACCCTGGCCATCGAAGCGCTGATCGCCGGCATCGTCCTGCTGGTGATGAACTGGAAGACCGTCGCGCACTGGGGCGAGACGGCCTGGCACGCCATCCTGTCCGCCGGCAGGGCCACGTGGGACTGGCTGAAGGGCATCGGCTCGGCGATCGGCGGCTTCTTCGGTGGGATCGGCGACTGGTTCGCCGCTCTACCTGGACGGATCGGCGACTGGCTGGCCGCGCTGCCGGGCGCGCTCGCGCAGGCGTTCACGGACGCGGTGAACTTCGCCGCTGAGGCGCTGGGCTTCGCTATCGGCCTGCTCATCGGTGAGTTCTTCGCTCTACCTGGACAGATCTGGAACGCGCTCCAGTCGCTGGGTAACACCCTGGTGGGGGTGTTCACCGCCGCGTGGACCTGGCTGTCCACCACGGTATCGACGGGTATCGATAACCTGTTGATCTTCTTCGTGTCGTTGCCGGGACGGATCTGGAACGCCATCACCTCGATCCCCGGCCTGATCGGTCGGGCCTTCGAGGATGCCTGGAACTGGGCCAAGCGGGCGGTCCAGCAGGGAGCTGACGCGGTCGTGGACTTCGCCCGCAAGCTGCCGGGCCGGCTGATGGGCTTCTTTGACAATGTGGGACACGTCATCCTTGGTGGCCTGAAGTCGGGCATCAACGGTGTGATCGACTCGTTCAACCACGGCATTGACGAAGCGTCTCACTTCACGCATATCAGCCTGCCGCACATCCCTCGCCTCGGTACCGGTGGCATCGTGGATCAGCCCACGCTGGCGCTGCTGGCCGAGAAGGGGCACCCGGAGGTCGTACTGCCCACCGACGACATGGCCCGCGCTCAGCAGCTCCTCGACCAGTCCGGGCTGTCCGCGCGCATGGCCCAAGGCGCCGTCGGGACCACCAACGTGTACGTGACCGCGATCCTCGGTACCGGCGAGATCCTGCGGGTGCTCGACCAGCGGGTGGAGCTGCACCTGGACAAGCAGTCTGATCGCATGAGCAGCGGCGTCAGGAGCATGTGATGTCCTCGATCGTCGCCACCGTCGACAGCAGGCGGGCGCAGGTGCGCCTGGACATCGACCTGTCCGACGTGATGGCGCCGGCCGTGACCGTGACCAGGACCAACCTCCTGACCGGCGTAAGCACGGTGGTCCGCTCGTACGGCTCGACCAGCAGCGGGGCGCCCACGACGCTGCTGGGCCGCCTGGTGCTCTACGACACCGAGGCGGCGCTGGACGTGCCGCTCCAGTACACCGCCGCGTACAACTCCGGCTCCGCGCTGGTCGTGCAGAACCTCAACCCGTACTTCGAGAACGGCACGAAGGGGCAGTGGGCGGGGCAGAACAACGCCATCGTCACCGTGACCAACTCGCAGGCGCACCAGGGCCTCTGGTCCGGCCTCATCACTCCAGATGGAATAACCGCCGTCCCGCAGGCGCAGAGCGACGAGATCGCGGTGACCCCGCTGAAGAGTTACACCTTCGGGGCCTGGCTGCGCACCACATCCAACGCCACCCGCGTGGCCGGCATCTTCTGGTTCGACGCGGGCCACGCCTTCATCTCGGCCAACACGGTGAGCACCGCGCTGCTGGCCGGCATCTGGACGCAGTACGGGCCGATCGCCTACAACGCGCCGGCCAACGCCCTCTTCGCCAGGATCAAGACCAACGACCCCGGTACCCCGGCGGCCGGCAACCCGTGGTGGATCGATGAGGCGACGATCTCGACCACGGTCAACGTGAGCGTGACCAGCTCGGTGGTGATCGTCCCGAGCAACGGCAACGGCTGGCTGAAGGATCCGGTGCGGCCGGGCAACAACATCCAGATCGACTGCCGCCGGCCCAACTTCTCGCGCGCCTCGGGGGTGGGTTTCCTCGGCCTGGGCGATCGTGCCTCGGCGGCCAACGGGGCCACGTTCAACGTCAACAACTCGGCGTATCCGGTACCGGTGTCGCGTCTACGCGAGGCGCCCACATCCAGCTTGCGGCTGCTCGGCCGGTCGGCCGCCGACGTGAGCGCCCTGGCGACCCTGCTGGCTCCCGGTTCGTCGCTGCTGCTCCAGCTTCCCTCGGCGTACGGGCGTGACGACGCCTACGTATTCCCCGGCAATTCCGGCGAGTCGTACGTATTCAACGACCAGCGCCGGGCGGCCCGGCTGATCTCGTTCCCGTTCGCCACGGTCCTCTCGCCGGCCGGACCGATGCAGGGTGTCCAGGGTGTGCGCTGGCAGGATCTGTGCGTCCATGCGGCCACCTGGGGCGCCGTGTATGCGTTCAACGGCGGTACCTACGACGGGTTCGGCCGCACGGTGGGCGCCGGCTCCTGGGGGGCGCCGGATGCCCCCCCGAGTGGCGGGGCGACCTACACCCTCGGCGGCATAACGACGGACATGTCTGTCAACGGCACGGCGGGGGTCATCGCGCTGTCGGCGGTCAACACCTCGGACCGTGCGTTCATCGGCTCGGCGGCGGACACCGAGCAGTACCTGACCGTCATCCCGCCCGTGGTGGCGCTCGGCGCGGGATACCAGGTGGCGGTGCTGGCGCGGCACGTGGACTCCAGCAACTACTACCGCCTGGGGATCGAGTTCGGTCTGGCCGGCGCCACCCTCATCTTCGTGACGAAGCGGGTCGCGGCGGTGGAGACCGTGGTGGCCTCGGTCGCCGGGCCGACGTACGCAGCCGGCCAGACCTGGCGCATCCATGCCTTGATCGCCGGTACCGCGCTGAAGGTCTCCGGCTGGAAGGACGGAACCCCCGAGCCTGTCGAGTTCTCGGTGGCCACCACGGACGCCGCGCTGGCCGCTGCCGCGCCGTATGGCGTGTACGCGCGGGCGAACACCGGCAACACCAACACGCTACCGATCACCGTGCTGGTCGAGGATTACCAGGTCAAGGGCGCCACGAGCTGGCAGGGGATCATGGACGGGGCGCTGGCCTGATGGTCTGGAGAAGCGTCTCCGGCGACGGGACCGACGTTACATACCGCGCGGCCCTCGCTGCCGGGTACACCGCCTACATCCGAATGGACATCCTGGACAGCACGGGCGTCCTGGTGAAGCAGGATCTGCCGTTCGTGGACGGCAGCATCGAGGCGACCCTGCAGTCCCGCGTGGCGCGCACCCTGCGGTTCACCGTGGATCGCTCCTGGTTCCCGGTGCTGGCCAACGGCACCCCCGACACCACTGCCACGCTGTCTCCGTTCGGCAACCAGGTCAAGGTGTACCGGGGCATCGCCTGGGGTGACGGCTCCGTGTCCAGCTTCCCCGTCTTCACCGGCCACCTGGACACCGTGTCGCTGTCCAGGAAGGGCGACGTGGCGGTGGGGGCGTACGACCTGGCCGCTGACGTGATCGCCGCCGGCTTCGAGATGCCCACCAACTCCTCGGCCGGGGTCAAGCTGCTCACCCAGTACCAGACCTTGATCAAGGGCGCGCTGACCAACCCGACGTTCGGCACCAGCGACGCGACCAGCTCGACCATGCCAGCGTTGATCTGGGAGTCTGACCGAGGCAAGGCACTGGATGACGTGGCCTCGGCCGCCGGCATGATCTGGTACCCGCTGCCGGACGGCTCCTTCGTGATGCGGCTGCTGCCCTGGACGAAGCCGGGGCAGAGTTCCGCGCTGAGCATGAGCGACCAGGACATCGTGACCGACTACAAGATGACCGTCACCAGGCAGGGCGTGGCCAACGCGATCGTCTACTCGGCCGAGCGCCAGGGTGCGGCCGGCGCGTACGCCATCGCGCGGGATACGGTGCTGAACTCGCCGACCCGCTACGGTGGCCCGCTGGGCAGGCGCGTGCGCCAGATCCAGAACCAGGTACCGCTCACGCAGGCGCAGTGCGCGGCGGCGGCCAAGACCGTGCTTCAGTCCAGCAAGGCGCTGACGGTCAACTTCGATGACCTGCGGATCACCCCGGACCCGTCGCTGGAGCTGGGCGATATCCTCACGATCACAGGGGATGGGATCACCAGCACCCAGTGCATCACCGGCTTTACGCTGCCCCTGCGTGAAGGGTCGGACATGTCGATCAAGCTGCGCGCGTACGCGCCGCTGAGCTGAGGAGGGCGGGTTGTCGGGCACCACACCCAACCAGGGCTTCCCGTACCCGGTGGCCTCCGATCCTCCCTGCAACTGGCCGACCACCATGCTGGCACTGGCCTCGGCGCTGGACACCAAATTCCAGGGCTTCGACACCGACACCGCCCGTCTGGCCAAGCGCAAGTACGTCAAGGTCTCGCGCTCGGGCTCGCCGACGTTCTCCTACGACAGCAACCAGGGGGGAGACATGCTCTTTGACACGGTCGAGACGAACAACGGCACCCCGACCGACTTGACCGTGGACCCGTACCGCGTCCAGCTCGCCGCCGGTTTCTACCTGCTGTACGCCAAGCTGATCATCCCGACGCAGTCATCCGGGGGCGACTTCCAGGCCCGGCTGAGCGGAAGCAGCGCACAGCTCATGAGCACCTCGAACATCACGGCCCGGGACTTCGGCGGCACGTACACGCCGATCTGCATCACCTGGCACGACCAGATGTACGTGCCCAGTGGGACGGGCAAGGTGTCCCTCTCGGTCATCCCGCCGGGTGCCTCCGTGTTCAATATCAACTACGCCAGCGTTGCGGCGTGGTGGTTCGCCGATGCGTGACAGGAGGCGTCGGTGAGCGCGATCACCACCGTCAAGGGCATCCCGTACCAGCTCGGTACCGACTTCTCCGACCCGCGATCGTTCCGCGACCTCGCGCTTGCGGCCGATGCCGCGTTCGTCGCGTACGACCTGGCCTTCACGGCTGGGCCGCGTCCGCCGGCCTTCCTCGTGCGCGCGAGCGCGAACAGCTCGGCCTTCGGCAACGGCAACGGCCTGGCGATCACCACGGCGGTCGTGGAGTGGAACACCTCCGGCGGCACGATCAACAGCAGCGGGACCTGGAACCAGGACCCGAACGAGGTGCAGAGCTTGTGGCTGTTCGGCCTGAACATCTTCACCGGGGTCGCCTCCGGTACCCCGACCACCGGCACGCCCCTGGAGGCCCTGTTCACGGTCACCTCGCTGGACCCGGTCACCGGGCTGGTGGCCACGACGGCGCTCGGCGACGGCGCCGCCTTCCCGCTGCCGACCTTCCCGGCCAGCACCTCGCAGGTCACCTACGGCAGCCAGACCAGCGAGACCAACACGGGTGCGGAGTTCTTCACGGCGCACCTGATCGTGCCGTGCTACAAGGCTCAGATCTTCCCGACCTTCGGCAATCGGGATACGGGGACGCAGACCAAGCAGTCGATCGCGGGCACCACGTTCTGGGGCGTCCGGCTGGGGGTCGTGTGATATGCCAGCGATAACTCCAGGTAAAGGGATCCGCTATCCGCTATTCAGTGAGGCCGGCGATCCGCAGGCGGTCATGGCGATGGTGTTTGACCTGGACACCATGGCCACTGCTGACGATGCTCTGCGCGCAACCGCTCTAACCCGGCGCGGTGCCCGAATCACCAATACCACCGCGCCCAACATAACCAAGTCGGTCTATACGAAGCTCACGTACGACACCGTGAACTGGGATCCGCTGGGCCTGACCAACCTGGGCGTCAACAACGACCGGTTCACGATCCCCGCCGGCTTGGCCGGGCTGTGGATGTTCGGTCTGCTGTGGACGATCGACAACGCCGGCTCGGGCGGCCTGGCCATCTTCTCCGGTGAGGCCACCGTGGCCAAGAACACCACCGTGGCGCCGGCTGTACCGAACTACCGCCGACACAAGTACCCCGGCTTCACCGGGGGGGCATCCGGCACCGTGGACTGCCTGTGTACCGCGCCGATGGTCATGGCGGTAGGCGACTTCGTCACCTCGGGCGTCTTCTGGCAGGGGACGGCCGCCGGTCCCGCGATCAACTCGGTGCCGCACATCTTCTGGGCGTTTCCGCTCGCCCTGAGCTGATCAAGGAGGAAGGTCCCGTGCCGAAGGAGCTCAGCGAGTCCGTCAACGACCTGCCGGTAATCAACGGGCTGCGCATGGCCAAGGTCGCCTCGGTGCTCGGTGCGGGCGGCGTCATGATCACGCTCAACGGGGCGACGGTCGGCCCGGCCGCCACCCTCTCCAGCTACACCGCCGTGGTCGGGGACGACGTGGCCGTGTTTCGTCAAGATTCCACCTGGCTGGTCCTCGGCAAGAGCCGCTGCTGCTGAGTTACGCTGCTGAACATGACCGATCAGGATGCACAGCACGACGACCAGGCCCCGCCCGCGCACGCCAGCGATGAGAACCCGCTCGACCACATCGGCGAGCCGGTGGCGGACCCGGTCCTCGACGGTTCCCAGGAGCCGGCGACCACGCAGCCGACGGAGGGCTGAGGCATGGCCACCCTCGCCGCGAACCTCGACGCCGCCCGACACTCCATCTGGACGGCCTTCCCCGGTACCGTCGTCGGTTGGATCGGGGACTCCGCGCACCAGGCAAGCTGCTCCGACCACAACGAGGATGACTGTGGTGTGGTGCACGCCATCGACCCGATGACGCCGGCCGGTACCGAGCAGGCCAAGGCCATCGTCAACGCGGCGGTGGGTCGCCCGGACGTGGAGTACGTGATCCACAACCGGACGATCTGGTCCGCGTCGCACGGCTGGGCGCCCCGTGCGTACACCGGCAGCGACCCGCACACCAGTCATGTCCACGTCTCCGGCCGGCACGGCTCCGCCTGCTACAGCGGACGCACCTGCACCGGGTACGACCACGCCGCCGAGCACAGCACCGCACCGTGGAACCTGGCCCTGGCGCAGGGGCCGACCGGCGGCCCACCGTCGGGCCACCTGGACGAGGACGGTGTCCTCGGGTCGATGACGATCTCCGCGTGGCAGCGGCGGATGGGTACCCCCGTGGACGGCTTCATCACGCAGCCGCCCGGCCACTCCGATCTCGTGCGGGCTGTCCAGGTGTACCTGAACCGGCTGGTTCACGCCGGGCTGGCCGTGGACGGGCAGGGCATCAACCAGGACGGGCACAGCGCGTTCAGCACCACCCGCGCGCTTCAGCGCTACCTCGGCACCGCGCAGGACGGCGTGCTGAGCCTGCCCCGCTCGCAGTGCGTGCAGGCGCTCCAGCGTCGCCTGAACGCCGGCACGTTCTAACCTGGCCGGTCGCCTCTGGTCGCAGCTCGCGCTCTCCCCGTACGATCCGGGCAACCGATCACGGGGAGGGCGCGAGCGGTGTTATCCGGCGAGGAGCTGCGGCTCTGGGGGATCCTCGGCACCGTCATCACTGGCCTGTTGGGAGTGCTCGGGTACGGGGTACGGATGCTCTTACAGGGCCGGCTGATCCCGGTACGCGAGCATCAGCGAGTGATCCAGGTGTACGAGACGCGTAACGAGGAGTTGGCGAACCGCAACAAAGAGTGGCAAGACCTGTATTTCCAGCAGGTCAGAATTAACTCCACGCTCAACGAACAGCTCACCACGGTGCTCGACTCGATCCGCAAAGCCCGGGAGGCTGGAGCGGCATGAGGTGGCGGTGGCCCCCGTGGCGGCGAGAGGAGCCGGACGTGCACGAGATCGAGCGCAGCGGCGCGACCGTCGCACGGGCACGCGAGCAGACCGAGGTGATGACCGAGCAGATCCTGCGGCGGTCCGGTGAGGTGGAGAAGGCCGGGAATGATCTGGCTGAGATCGTGTTGCGGTCGATGCGTCCGACCGGAAAGGCTGGGTAGGTGCCCAACCTGATCTTCATATTCGTGGTGGAACTGGGCCTAGGCTTCCTGATGAGCCTGGGCTTCGTTCTGCTGTACGGTCTCGGCTCGCCGGAGTGGCGCCGGTACGCGATCGGCCGGAACCTGCTGGCCAAATCCCTGGTGCTCGCCGTCAACATGGGGATCTCGCTGCTCAACATCGTGTTGCGGGTTCCGCCGTGGGTGTTCGCGGTGACCCTCGGCGCGCTGGACGTGGTACTGGCCTGGCGTCTGGTGATCACCTGGAGGGTGCAGCACCCGGCCGGCGAGTGGTTGAATGGCGGCACACAACATGTACCCGAAGGGGGAACACGTGCCGAAGAAGTCGATCCTGAACAGGTTCCCGGTGGCCTGGATGACGGCCGTCGTAGCGCTCCTGACCAGCGGTGACGCGCTGCTGGTGTGGCAGAAGGTGATCACGGGCGAGAAGGTCACCTGGACGACGCTGGCCATCGCGCTCCTGACGATCGTGCTGGGCAAGCTGGCCCACGGGAAAGTCACCCCGCTGGCCGACCCGAAGGCCGAGAACCAGGTCACGGGCGAGCTGGTGCCGCTGGTGCCGAAGGTTCGGGTGTCCGGCCCGTGAGCGAGGAGGTCCAGCAGGAAGGCCCCACGCGCGAGCAGTTGACCGCTGAGATCGAGCGGCTGACCGTCCAGATGCAGCAGGCGGTGGCCGCGCTCAACCAGGTCACGACGGCGGTCCAGGTCTTCCCCGGCCCCGACGGCAAGCTGCGCATGGCCGTGATGTTCCAGGTCGGCGGCCTGGCCGTCCAGATCCAGATGGAGCTGGACAACGCGCCGGGATTCGCCGACCACATCCACCGTCAGATCAACGAGAAGGTGGTGGAGGCCAGGCGAGCCATGTCGGGCCTGATCGTGGCCGACCCGAGCCAGCTTCCCAAGCTGGGGCCGCTGCCCGGTGGCGGGTAGGCTTGCCCCGACCTCGGTTCACCAGAGGGCCGTCCCAGCGATCCTGGGGCGGCCCTCGGTGTGTTGTCGGTCAGTAGTCGTAGTCCGCCAGGTGCTGGCAGCTACGGACGCATGGCTGGCTGGGGGTCAGGGTCGGCCCCGTCCAGGCGAACAGAAGCAGCGCGCCGGCCAGGACGATCATGGCGATCGGTCTCAGAGTCTTCACCTCCCTTCGGGGTGTCGATCGGAGGATCTGCCCCCGCTTAGCGGCAGGTCGGGTCTTGCGCCACGATCGCAATGGCCGCGTACGCGCTGTCCCCGTGGAACGCCACGTAGACCCGGTTCCCGTGGTCGCACTTCGTGCTCACGTTGGAGAAGCCATCGGGAAAGGTCACGATGTCGGCCGCGTTGCCGTTCTGGACGTTGGAGCGGGGCGCGTCGTTGAACGGTTCGCTGACCTTGCCCATGCTGCCGCAACCGGTGAGCGCGGTCAGGCCGAGCGCGGCGGCGCCGATCAGCGCGACGGTCTTCTTTCTGGTCATCTCGGGTACCTCCAGGTGGATGGATAGCGGATAGGTCAGATGTCCATGATGTGCTGGCCGCCGGGCCACTCGGTGGGGTTGCGGTGGTCGTAGTGCACCGCCCGCCACTTGCGGAAGATCAGCGCGTGTGTGGGGCACAGATCCTTCGGTACCGGCACGCCGAGCGCATTGACCAGGTATTCCGGCTCGCTCATCGTCCACACCCCCGGGAGTAGTTGGGGTACCAGCCCGGCCACAAGGCGGCCAGGGGAACGGTCTGTGCCGGCAGGTCGGGGAAGCCCAGCACCTTGACGGTCACCTGGTCGCCGTCGCGGGCGATCACGATCAGCTCGGCGTCTCCGCGTCCGCCGTCGATGAACCGCACGCGGTTGCGCACCAGCTCGCCGATCTTGTGCGTGCACGGTTGGGGGTCGAAGTTGTAGAACGTCTCGCGCTGGTGCTTGGGACAGAAGTACCGCCCGCCGAAGGATCTGGAGTTGTGACCCAGGTGGTGGCCGCCTCCGACCGCGCATGAGCGCAGCGGGGCGGGGTTCATGCCGTCAGCCGTTCGGCGAGCAGGGCGGCGAACGTGGCGTTGCGCTCGTCGTCGCTCTCGAAAATCCCGTCGAGGTGTGCGCCGACCGTGACGCCGGTTTCCCGCTCGTCCCAGACGGCCGCGTCCACCGTGGCGCCGAGGCCGAGGCTGGCCCAGCCGTGGCGGTACCGGAAGTAGAACGCGCGGCCATCGGTCAGGGTGCCGTCGTACTGCTCGGGGCAGGCGAGGCTGGTCCGGCGCTGAGTGGCTACGGCCTCGTGGCTGATCATGCCGGCACCGCGCCCACGTCGAGCAGGTGGTCCGTGCTGGCCAGCGTGGCGGCGTCCAGGCCAGTGAAGTCGCTCTCGGCCTCGCCGCACGTGCAGGACCAGGCGTAGACGCCCTCGCCGTCGTAGCCGGCCCAGACCGCGTGCCTTTCGGTGGAGATCGTGACGTAGGCCTCGCGGTCGCCCGCCAGTTCGGCGCGGATCTTCACCCAGGCCAGCGCGCCGGCCAGGCAGATGACCGTACCCATGCCGCCGATCGGTACGGCGTGGGCGAGCATGAAGGTCGGCACGATCGCCAGGGTGTGCAGCAGCGCGGCGAGGATCGGCATCACAGCAGCTCCGTCCCGGTGTCGGGGGTGGCGTGGTACATGGCTTCCAGGTCGGTGCGCAGGTCGCGCAGCTCGCACAGGGCGCCGGCAGGGTCGGCGACCACCAGATCACCGCTCTCGATGCCGTCCATCTCCTGCTGTACCAGCTCGCGCAGGCCTTCGAGCTGGTACCGGGTGAGTTGCTTCATGTGGCCCTCCAGGTGTATCGCTATGAGATACATGTTAGGCCATGCTTGACACCTATGTCAACCGGTCGGGTCGGTCGTTTCCTCGCCCTTCATGAGGGCCTGCACGGCGTTCCACATGGATGGAGCGTCGGGCCATACCCCGTGCATGATCGCCATCCGGGCGGCCTCGAACATCGCGCGCTTCAGCTCGCGGTCGGGCGTGATGGCCAGCGCCTTGAACTCGTCGCCGTCGTAGAGCTTCGTTCCAGGTGGAGCGTCCTCGCGGCCGGCGGCCACATCGGCGGCGAGCTGGTCGCGGAGCTGCTTCAGCCACTCGGTATTGCGCGCCCGGCGCACTATGATCACCTCGCCGGGGTGCTGCTCGGACACCCAGGCAAGAAACTCCTGGTCGTCGATCACCTCCAGCGTCCGGTTGGTGATCGACGCGGCGGCCACGAAGCCGGGGGAGCTCCAGGTCACCCGGGTTCGGTTCGGCCCCTCCCACTCCTCGCGGGCCTCGCCCTCCAGTAGGTCACGGGCAGCAGCGGCCAGCGCTACCCCCATGACCTGCACGCGCATCAGATCGGCTCGACTCATGCTCGCGCTCACCGGTACCGCTTCCCTTCCAGCTCGTTCAGGTGGGCGCGACGCGCCGCGATGGCCGCCAGCAGCTCGCGGTGCTGACGGGCGTCCAGCAGGTCGGGGCGGATCTGGCGCAGCGCCTTGATCCGCTTGGCCAGCTCGTCCAGGGCGACCTCGTTGGGCGCCATCTCGGCCTGCCAGCTGAGGAAGTTCAGCGCGGTGCGATCCGGTCCGGGCTCCGGGCGGGTGGCCAGGACATCATGCAGGGCACCGTGCTCGTCGCCGGTCAGCTCCCCGCGCTCCATGAACGCGGCGTCGATCTCCGGCGTCAGCTCGGCCAGCGGGGCGCCCTGATAGATCTGGGCCATCAGCAGGACGGACTTCACCCCGCCGGCCACGGACCCGGCGGCCGGCGCCTGGTGCTGGGCCTCGGTCTCCGGCTCGGGTAGCGGTACGTCCTCGACCTCGCGCTCGGTCGCCGGCTTGCGCCCGAGTGCGCCCATGCGTTCGGCGACGAACAGTCGGAAGCCTTCCAGCTTGTCCGGCAGGAGCTGGCCCAGCTCCTCGGCCAGATCGGAGGCGGCGCTCAGCTCCTCGGGGGTGGAGGCTGAGGCGATGGCCAGCTCCACGACCTGTGCGCGCTGCGCCAGCTCGGCCTTGATCTGGTTGCCTCGGGCCAGCAGGCGGATGCTGGGGAGCTGGTCCTCCCAGGTCCAGGGCAGCGCCGCGTCCCCACCGGCCGCCCGCGCCTCGTCGTAGAACGCCCTGCACGCGGCGGGCGTGCTAAGCGCGTCGATGCGCTGGGCCAGGGAGAAGCCGAACAGCTCGGTCCAGGTGAGGATGCGCCCGTCGTGCTCGACGGGGCTGGGCTTGCCGGCCGCGCGACGGGCGACCACGGTCTTCCACAGCTCGCCGTACTGCGCGAGCGGGGTGAGCGCCTGGGGCTCCAGCGCGGCCACGATGGACTCGGATTCGCGCGGCGGAAGGCTGAGCGTGGACGCCTCGTCCAGGGTCTCACCGCGCCGGCTGGCCTCCCTGCCGGCGGTACCGTCGTCATCCCCACCGGGGGCCAGGCCGGTGACCGCGCACAGGCAGTACCGGCGGGCGTAGGTGATCACGCTGCCCACGGCCTGCGGGTCGGCCCGGTCCGGCAGCGGCCACATCCCCTCGATCACGTCGCCGTTGACGTGCTTCAGCGCGTACTGGAGCACGAAGCGGTAGCCCTGCTCACCCTCCAGGTGGACGAGTGTCGGGCAGGTGCGCCAGGACAGACCGAGGCGCCCGAGTAGCGGCAGGATGGCCTCGGACACGTCATCGAGTTGGGCGTAGTCGTACTTCTTGGTGAACGGGCGGCCGTCTTTGGTGGTGCCGGTGATCTCGGCAGTCTCACCCTTGGCCACGCGGGGCAGGTGTGTCTGGAGGTAAGCCATCGCGGCGTCCAGGCTCTGGCGTGCCGTCTCCAGGTCGGCCTGCTCCAGGTGGAGGGTCAGCGGGCCGGTCGGTCGCTCTGGGCCGAAGGCGTCGTCCAGCTTGTCGTTCAGCTTGGGGTCCGGCAGGGCGGCGGGTCGTGCCATGGGAGGTCTCCTCGCTTCAGGTGTGTACCCACACTATACAGCAGGGGTACGACAGAGGCCGATCCGCCACGGGGGAAACGGACCGGCCTCTGCGCTACGCGGCGGCGTACGCGCGAAGCGCGCTGGCCGCCCGGTTGCGGGCGTCGTTGGTGATGCCGGAATCGGTGCTGACCGGCTGGCTCGTGTCGGCGCGTGCCGGTGAGCGTGGGCTCAGGCGTGCCGGGTCGCCGATCCTGCGGGCCAGCTCGGCGCGAGCACGTAGGTAGGCCTCGTTCGGACGCGTCGAGCTCGACGGAGCTTCGATCGCCCGGCCCTGCACCCGCTCCCGGTTCTCGCGGATAACCACCGCCCGGCGCTTGATCTGGCCCGGCTGCACTGGCGTCTTCAGCGGCTCGGCCGTGTCGAAAGCCTCCGTTACGGCCTGTGCGGCGTCGCGGTACTCGACACGTGCCATGACCGCGAGCCAGGCGTCCACCGCGTTGGCCGGGAACGGCCTGCGCTCGAAGCCCTCGATGAGAGCGAGTAGGTCGGCTACCTCGCTGCGGTTCATCCCGCTGTCACCTCCCTCGGCGGGTGCTGCCTCCACTCGGAGACAACCTGTGCGTCCAGGATGTCCCGGTCGTCTGTTCCACTGTACCCCGTGGGATGACATGTAGTCACCTGAGAAGCGTAGATTTTACGCGCCCGCTTCCCGATCTCAAGATTTCCAACCACGTCGGTGGGGTCGATGTTCTCCGCTGCGGCGAGCTCGTCAGCGATCTTGGCCACAGCCGCCTGCTCGGCACGGCGGTCTTCACCCTTCTCGGCGGCGGTCCGGTACTGCGCCGGCCCGGCAGCGGGGCTGGTCGGCCGGTTGCGCTGGGCGGTCTGGACCTCGACCACGAAGCTGTCCAGCAACGCCACGTTGCCGACCTTGTTGCGCGCCAGCATCAGGCTGAGCGCGTGCTTGATCGTGATCGGCGGGAAGCCCTGATCCAGCAGGCTCTTGATCGACGCCCCGTACCGTCCGATCGTCGATCTTGTCAGCCGAACGTCGCGGCCGGCGCAGAAGTCGATGAAGTCCCGCACGATGGTCTGCGCGGTGTCCGGCTGTGCCTCGGTGGAGACCTCCTCGGCGGCCGGCGGCGCGGGAGCGGCGCCCTCCTCAGAGGAGGTCTTCTTAGTGGTCTTCTTAAGAGAGAGGTCACCAGGGACGGGTTTTCCGGCGCTGGACTGAGCTGCGGAAACACCCTGTTCCGGCAGCTCAGCTCCAGGGACGGGTTTTCCGGCGCTGGGTTTCCCGTCGGGCGGCGGTGCCGGCTCGGTCAGCTCGTAGTCGGTGCCGACGATCCGGCCGTCGTTGTCGCGCGCCTCGACGCGGCGCAGGTATCCGGCCTCCTCCAGCTCGCGCAGACCGGACCGGACCGCATCCCGGGCCTCCCTGCCCTCGGCGAGAAACTGCTCCGCACTGAGCTGGTACCCCTTGTCGTGGCTGGCGATGTAGGCCAGCAGGCCCTTGGCTTTCCAGCTCAGCCGTGGGTCGCGCAACCAGTGATTGGCGATGATGGCGTACCCGTCGGCCGGAATATGTGCACGCTTGATGCTCATGTAAGCTGAGATCTCCTTGGAGGGTGCGTGGCCGTGGGGATCGGGTAGAGCCGGTCCCCACGATGCTGTTCAGGCGGCTACCCTGCTGCCCCGGGTCTCCGGCCGGGCCACCGTTCCACGTGGCCACTTCCTCGTCGCGCACAGCCAGGGCAGGATCGTGCCGATCGCGCGCCATTGGGGCTTGTCCGCGTACCGCTCGTCGTCGGGCGCCGGGAAGGGCTGCTTGCGTCCCTGCCGTCCGTCCATGCGTCCCGGGCCGTCGTAGTCCGGCTTGCTGCGCTGGCGCCAGATCATCGGCGTGCCCTTGGAGACGCCGGCCAGCTCGGCGATGGCCGGCAGGTCGATCAGCGGGTCCGGGTCATCGGGGTCGAGGTTGGGGAACGTCTCGCGCAGGAAGGCCAGCACCTGGGTGATCTCGGCGTCCGGGTCCGACACGTTCTCCAGCGCCATTCGGGCCATCACGCCTCGCTTCCATGTATAGTCAGTATTGACATGTGGTCGTGCACTATACAATCATGACACATGTTCGAGGTCAACGAACAGGTCGGAGCTGTCATGAAGCTGGAGCAGGCGCAGGCCCTGGTGCGTGCCCGCTGCTGGGGACGCTGCGAGGGCTGCGGCCGGTTCGGCGTGGTGCAGGTGCATCACCGGCAAGCTCGGGGGATGGGCGGGGTCAGTGGTCCGGCCGGCGAGCTGGCTAACGATCCGCGCAACCTGCTCGCGCTGTGCCCGGCCTGCCACGACGAGACCGAACACTCCTCCACCTGGACGGAGTGTGAGCGCAAGGGCTGGCGGTTCCGCCACGGCACCGACGTGGACCCGTTGACCGCGCCGGCCCTGATCCACACGGTGCAGGGCCACGGCTGGTGGCTACTCACCGACGACGGCGGTTACCGCTGGGTCGGCCCGGCGGACTAGCACTACACCTGGAGAGAGGAAACAGACATGGTTCAGCAAAAGGAGCAGGTCCGCGACATTCTGACCAACATGGTCAGAATGGGTTGGCATGTCAAGGAGAACGCCAACGGCACCTCGGCGCAGGTCGGCGCCCCGGGCAAGCCGATGGTGACGGTCCCCGTCCGTGGTTCCGGGTACGGTACCGGACTCGACAACGCCATGCGCGAGATCCGCCGGACGGGCTACTTCGAGGCGTGGCCGGCGTTCGTGGCCAAGCGCGACACCGACCGTAAGGCAGCGGCCGGCGTGGAGGCGGTACCGACCCCGGCTCAGGTGTTCGCCGCCGAGGAGGTACCCGAGGTGGCGCCTCGGACCACGGCCAGCACGAGGCTGGCCGGCACGGAGCGCGACGTGATCGACGGGCATCAGGTGACCGACCGCGTACCGGCGAAGGGTCGCAACCCGATCGGCGGCAAGCCGATGCCGGTGGGCGGCGTGGATGAGGTCATGCTGGATGACGGGCGCGTGGTCTACCAGTGCATACGCTCGGAGTTCTGCTTCGATGCCTTCGCTGCCGTGGCCTCGGCCGTCTCGCACCTGCGGACCCACGGACGCCCTCAGGCTGCGGCCCGCAAGGACAAGGCCCTGGCCGCTGAGGAGCGTAGCCGGGCGCAGAAGTCGCAGGCCGGCACCAGGGCGCACGAGGTGCGCCGGATGCGCCAGGCGCTGCTGCTGGGCGACGAGTCGCGTGCCGAGTGGCTGCTGACCCTGGCCGATGAGCTGGAGCAGGCGATTCCGATCCTGCGGGAGCTGACCCGCGTCAAGGTGGACGTGCCCGACCTGGTCACCGAGGAGGAGCTGGCCGAGCTGAGGGCGAAGGCCGCGAAATGGGACACCTTCCTGAGCATGACTCGAAGCTGAACGCTTGACCTTCCTCGGGTGCGGGTTACGGTGCCCGGGGGAGGTCATCGAAGGGAGACGACGTGCTTCACCTGCTGATCGCCGTGCTGGTTGCCGCCGGCCTGATCCTGCCCGCTCCGCTGCTGGGCCGCCGCGTCGAGCGCCGCCGCCGGCTGGCCGGCGAGCGGGCCGTGGCCTTCGCGCGCCAGGAGACCGCCGAGCGTCGCGCCCGGCCGCCCGCGCTTCCGCCGGCCCGCGCCATCACGCCGGAGGAGGAGCTGGAGCAGAAGCTGGAGGCGGTCAACCGGGTACCCAACCGGCGAACGGAGAAGGTGCTGAACCGGCTGGAGGCCCACTGGCACAGCGAGCTGGACCGGGTGCTTCAGCGGGCGTTCGACGCGCTGAAGCTGGACGAGGTTGACCGCGAGTGGGCGGTTCTCGGTACCGGTGAGTACGCGATTGCCCACGCCGGTTGAGCGGTCTGGCTTGACACCTCCATCTGGAGAGGTGTATCGTCACACCTAACACCACCTCTACACCTGGAGGAACCGCAATGACCAGCCCGCTGTTCGATGACACCCTGTATGACCCGACCAAGGACCAGACCGTCACCGGCTGGGGCACCCAGTACGACATCGCCGAGAACAAGGTCCAGCACGGCATCGACAAGACCGGCGGCGTCGCCGCGTTCGCCAGCGTCCGGGCGCCGGCCTGGCACAACCTTGGCGTCACCTTCGACCACCAGGTCACCGCCGAGGAGCTGCTGGTCGCGGCCCACGCGGACTACGACGTGCTGAAGGTGCCCGACTACGCCCACCACGAGGTGCCGGTGCTCGGCGCCAACGGCCAGCCGATCATGATGCCGGACGCGAGTGGCGAGCGCACGCCGATGATGATGACCCAGTACATCGAAGACCCCAACGTGCGCAAGCTGATCCGCCAGCACCCCGTCACCAGGCAGTGGCAGGTGCTGGGCACGTGTGGCCCGAACTACCAGGTCGTGAACAACCGGGAGGCGTTCCTCGGATTCGGCGACGCGATCGTGGACGTGGCCGAGCCCAACGCAGCCGCCTGTGGCGTCCTGTTCGAGGGCAAGCAGGCATTCATGTGCTGGAAGCTGCCCAAGGATGTCCTGGTCGGCGGCGTGGACGCCTCCCAGCTGTGGATGCTGGTCCGCACCAGCCACGACCTGAGCACCCCGCTGACCGGCGCGATCACTCTGCTGCGCACCGTGTGCGCGAACACCGCGAACTGGAACCTGGCCCGCGCCGTCAGCAAGTTCACGATCCGTCACACCAAGAACGCGAAGATGAACCTCTCGGACGCCCGGACCGCCCTGAAGCTGTCCTACTCGTACGGCGACGAGTGGGCGCGCATCGGCAACGAGCTGGTCGCGACGCCCATGATGCCCCGGGTCTTCGACCGGATCGTCACCGAGAACTTCGGCCCCGGCGAGGAGCCCAGCGCCAAGGCCCAGGAGAACTGGGACAAGAAGCGCGACAAGCTGATGGCCCTGCTCACCCAGGCCGACACCCAGGCCAACGTACGTAACACCGCGTGGGCCGGTCTCCAGACCGTCATCGAGTACTGCGACTGGGAGACCAAGGTCGGCGCGAAGGACACCGGGCTGAGCGACGACGGGTACCGGTTCTGGCGCTCGCTGGATGGCGAGAAGTCGGTCACGGCCCCGAAGGTGAACGCGCTCCGGATCTTCGCCGACTATGCCGGCGTGAAGCTGGACGCCTGACCCCTGCAACAGCCGGTCCGGCCCCACTCTCCCGGGGCCGGACCGGCACGTCTACACCTGGAGGAAGCATGTCCGACCTGCGGTACGCCCTGGAGGAGCTGGCCCGCGAGCTGCGTGCCCGCATCCACACCACCCCGAGCGCGCGACGGGAGAACCCGTGGGTGCCCGGCGGCGA